CGCCCTACATTCTGTTGTCTTCATCGTGTTCCTTTCTCAGGCGTTCCTGCTCGGGTTGTTGTTCCGGTCCCGAGTCCGGAGAATCTGGATTTTAGCACCCATAGGTGAGCCTCAGCAGCCCTGTCAGCTGGAGAACCGTTGACACTTTTCAGCTCACGTTTCCAGCAGGGCTCAGTCCATGTGTAACCAAGCTTGAAGCGCACCAGCTCTCTAAAGTCCTCTCTCCGCTCTGGGAAAAGAATCTCTACCGCATTATCAAGGACTCGGATCTCCGCGACGGTTTCGGTTTTTGGCTGTTCGGGCCGGATCGTTGCTTCTGCAAGAGCTTCAATCTCAGACACCCTATCCTCAGATTGTTGGGCCTCTATAGGTTGATGTTCACGAAACGCGGCATCAATGGCAGCAAGTACCCCGGGAGGGGGGGGCTTGACCTGCTATTTTAGCTAGATTAACCCCTAATTCACGACATAGATTATAGATGCGAAAACTTCTCTCGCGATTATCAATCCACCATTTTGCACAGGAAATTGCCTGAACTCGCCTAGACATTGCCTGAAGCGCTTCAAATAGCGGCTCCTCTTCGGGCAACACGTCATCCTGGAAGCGCTCGATATCTCTGAGTGCTGTCAATTTCTCTGCCCTTATTATTTCCGCCCAAGCGATTTGCTTCTCCGTGCCGGCGAGAGGGGGGAGCCCCGCAGTGTGCGCTTTATCGGCGGCTTCTTTGCTTGCGAGTTCTCGCTGTTCCTGGAGATGTTTCTTATAGCACTCCCCGCACATCCCCTTAGATTCGTACCATTCAATCTTGCGCTCTCGATCTCTCGTGGGACCAAATAGTGCGATCTGGTCGTCGTGTCCACATGAATAGGTAATGTCGTATTTTGCCATTCTCTTTTCCTCTCCGCATCGGATTGCGCCCGGCATTGATGACCAGGTTCCGGGTGTCTGGTGATTGCTATGCCTCGATTTCGGCCATGAACTGAACTGCATGAGCACCGTAGGCCCCAACAAACGCCATGCCCGAAGCATGAGATTTAAGAATAATCCGTGGGTGATTATGGATAATTCCCCATCGGATCTGTAGATCTCCATCTATGAGGATGAATTCCCCCTCAACTACAACGTCTCTGGGGGTTTGAATGTCCAGGGCGTTGGTTCTGATTCCCAAAGAATCGCACGACAAGACTGCTTTGACTTTCCCTGTCTCCAAAACCTCGTGCCATGTTCCTCCAAGTTTGAATTGATGATGAACGAGCCCGGTTGTGGTGAGAACTGGAAGCTCTGAAAGTGCTGAACTCCACAGGAGTCGAGCCTCCCATTCGGTGTCAGGAGAAAGAATTTCCATTGGAAGTTCAGGGATCATCCCTTGCATCTCAGACGGAGTTACGACTGGCGTGTGTTTCATCATTCCCTTTCTCAGGCGTTCCTGCTCGGGTTGGTGTTCCGGTCCCGAGTCCGAAGATTCCAGGAATTAGCGTTACCCGCTCCCGCCGCGTGGAGGCTTCCTGATAGGAGCATGCCCTGATTGGTGGGGAATTTCACCCCACCTTGGTTCAGGACCGACCCGACACCACTCTGAGTTGTGGCCCCCTCCCGACTGCGGTTTTAGGTTAACGTCGGCGTAACCGGATGAGTAAGGTATCCCAGACCCTATCGTTGGTTACGGCCCAACCTCGCAAAGGCCGTGTGCAATTGGCGTTACCCGACAGCGCCACGGGGAGGCTTGCACTTGCTGTCATGTTATGGCCGGCGTCTCAACCGGCGTTGTTCGGTTTCGTTGCCCCCCTGCGCTCGGGTCTTCAGTCGATTGCCTCGCCGCCGCTTTGGGGGATGCAGAATTTTACTGCTTTGGCCACCGGTCTCCCGGTCCGTTCCGTCGGCTCGATTTTGTGTCTCGGCAGGCCGTTTGCCGTTTCGTCTGTGTTGACCTAATATATATGCTAGAAGCGTGCCAGAACCTCTACTCTGATATATCAGCGAAAGGATTAGAGATAATGACAGCCCAAAAACCATGATGATCAAAACTTTCGCACCCTATTTTGGGGCTATTTGACCCAAAACCCAACTTTAGGAAGAATATCAGGGATGTAACAGAGAAGCGCCTGTGTGCAATTTCTATCCAGTCTGAAAGCTGGTTGATCATTTTATTCGCATGTATCTACCCCGTGGGCGAGTAGGAACAGCCGCATAGCGCGCTCAAGGTTATGGTTCTGCGCGCCAGGCAATTTCTGGAATTCTTCTATGAGTTTAGCTGGGATGCGAGCAGAATAAATTTTCAGTATGATCGTGCTTGGCTTGTTCTTCCCAGGATATGACCGCCTGATCTCCATGTCGTCAGCTACGCGGCGCAGTTCTTTGATGAGTGTTGCACGTTTCATGTGGACTCCCCTTTCTCGCGTGAATACGTCCTGACTGGCTTAGTAAGGGCTGGCGTTATCCCCCATCGTTTAATCCGTGAAAAAAGGGTGCCGTAATTTATACCGAGTCGTTCTGCCCAAGCAGAAATAGGCATAGCTCTAAACCCAATCAGTATAATCCTGTTATGACGAGTATTTCTGCCCTGTTCCTTCCTCGTCGCCCATTTACAATTTCCTGGGAAATATCCTAGATTGTTGTTAACCCGTTCAACACTATGATCCATTGTTGGCCGACTTCCCATATCTTTAACGAACTGCTCAAAACTATTCCAGGCTTCGCAGACAGTAATTCCCCTGCCGCCATATCTTGGCCAAGCGTCGTCTTTGGGGTTCTGACAACGCTGTTTCATAGCAGTCCAACATTGATATTCGGGAGACTTGCTGCCATTCTTAGCATCGCACCTTTTTCTTTTAGGCATACAACTGAAACATCGACCCGGGATGCCAAAAATAAATTCCCACCGATCTATGCGCGTAATCTCTCCGCACTTAATACAGCGGCATATCCACACAAAATCTCCAGCGACTAAAGACGGCTTCGGTCGCTTTTCGAGATATTGAAAATCTCCAATGATTTTCCCAGCTAAATTTAACGGTAAAGATCTGATTTTACGTACAATGTCCTTTGTGGAAACAACATCTTTGGCTTTGCGAGGATTCCTCAACTCTCTTCCTCCTCGAATTCCTCGATACACACGCTCTCGACGGCGCCGGGGGTTATCTCCCAGATGCGGGCACCGTCAAATTCGCTTGGTTTAGTCCCGTGGAACATGCCATGCAAGAAATTGTCCCGCACATAGCGCTCTGCGGCGATGTGGTCCCCGTCAATCGTGTCCGTGTAGACCTCGCCGCTCATCCCTGTGAAATAGATCTTACAGCGCTTCATTTACGACCCCTCTTGTGTCCCAAACGTTCAATGCGCTTTCCTACCCGATCCAGCCAGAACCAGACGAGTATAGCGTGTCGGTCAAGCGGGCATAGTGTGGCCAACACAAACCCTATGGTCATGCCAACAAGAATCGCCAAAATGGTTGTGATCATAAAGCCTCCTTCCCCTCGAATTTTACTCATTTTTCTTGCAATATCCACGCCAACGCCACCATCCAAATTGTTTAACTTAATCCTTGACATTAACCTACGCGGTTAATATAACTCCCCCAACGATCATTATGAAGCAACAGAGTTAACGCATGACCGCACGATTTGAAACCTACCCAGCACCCAAACGGGCTTTAACAGGCGGGGCCTCACTAATCGACCTGCATACCGGGTGCTGCCCCGCCCCCCACCTCGCCAACCCTCTCCCGCGTGATCCTGTCGGATCGAGCCCCGCCTGGAGAGTCCGACGACAAGCGAGGTAATAGATGTTCGGAAGGAAGGAAATCAGCATGGCCGACACAGAAGAATTGATGACAGAAGCGCCGGTGGATGCCCCTGACGAGATGCCCACGGTGGCGAGCGACGAGAGTAGCGACCCTCAAATACAGACACAGGACCCTGACACGAAAATCGTCGTACAGCCTCCCATCGGCGAGCCCGTGATCTGGGGAAGCATCACAGAGGCGAACGAATTACCAACTCAAAAGGAGACTCAGCCAATGAGTGACGAACCGAACAGCGTGATTCAGCCCGAAGTGACGCCAGACAGTGCAGGGGAATTGCCCGCCGTGCAGGACACCCCCCCTACCGCTCCGCCGGTGGACATCACGAGCCCAAGCGCATTCTCGCCAGGCCACAACGCGAATTTTGACACCGGGATACAGATTGACAACGAAAAAGGCGAGCTCGCAATCTGTGTGCCGTTCCAACAGGGGCATGTCTCGATCGTGAGCACAGGGAAAAAGACAATCATCACAGTTCCCGCGAGGTAAACAATGAAGTGGGGGCTGGCCTGACATGCTCACAACGGCATCAACCCGCAATTTGATTTTCTGGACCTATCTTGGGTTCTTCGCCCTAAATTGCGGGCTCGTGCTTGTAGCGTGGGGCTTCTGGTATTTGCAGACAGACATCGCGGAACTATTCAAGCAAATCGGCTCTGTCTACGCACCGCCGGGCGGATTAATTATCGCTGGACTTTTCCGGGGTGGCGGTGACGAAAAACCGGTGGACCTAACCGTGGCGCTCGCAGCGTGGGCACTGATCGTTTTTTGGAACGTCCTGATGGTTTTCCCGTTCGCGTATCTAATCGGCGTAGCGGGCCCCCAGAAAATGGGAATAACCTGGTGCGGAGACTACTGGAAATCAGCGGCAGACATGTTCAATTTTCTGTCGGCTATTCCGTTGACGTATTTCTTTTTGAGAAACGAGAATTAGCATGTTGCGAAAAATTTGGATTGGCGCCGCGCTTGTCGGGGCACTCGTTGTGCTACATGGCTGCGGACTTCGTTCGCCGGAGCGAGCACCTACCCAGGCACCCGCAGAGGGAACGGCGGTTCGATCCCAGCCCGGCGGCCCCAAATTAAATCAGAAGAGGTTTCAGCGTGAGAACCCAATTTCAAAAAATTCACTCCCAAGAGCTGGAGATTACGTCGGTCCCTCTGAGTTTGCCGGATGGTGAGAAATTCATGTTACCGCTCGATCGTCCGCTCATTCTCAATCGTGACGACTTGGTTGCTATGCCCTCGGGTTTTCGTGTCGTTGATTGGTGTGTGGTTCAACTACAACATGCTGACGGAAACGATCATGTAGACGGCGACGGAAACCCTGTCCTCACGAAGATTCCGGACACCATTGAAGTTTTGTTTCGAGTCATTCGCTGCACATCGTCAGCACACAACGGGGCCAAATCGCATTACAGACACGGGAAATTCGCAGATGCAGTTGGGTTGCGCGGGTAAGATTTCTCTCGGAGGCATTACATGCCCTTCTTTTACGGAACGCACCACAAACATTGTTACGACTTTGATTACATGGATTTCGAGCGGCCCGTGGGGGTGAACGAATACGGTGAAATTGAATTTGGGGATTGCCCGGCGTGGATGCCAAGTTCTGTGCCGTCCAGGGCTATCTGTTGTGAAGGGCCGCAAGATGACTTGCCGAACCTCAAATTGACCGGATGGCAGACGATATTAGGGTAACAAACTCATGAACAAGGACAATTTTCAATGCATAGAGTGCGCGTGGACCGGCGAGGACCCCGACTTTAAACCAGTGCCATCGTGGTGCAAATGCCAACACGCCCGGTGCCCGGAATGCGGAGGGGTCGTGGAGTTCATTTTGGACGAGGAGATAGAGACGCCATGCGAGAACTCGTGATGCTCACAGAGGAAAGCTTGGTCACGTATTGTGACCTGATAGACGCTGGGTTTTCTCCCGAAAAAACGAACGAAATTCTTGAGCTGCCGGAAAGCGTTTTTGAGAATCTCGATGATTCTGAATTCATCAACGACAATGAAACTGCATAATCCCGATTGCCCGTTCTGCTCATGTGAGAACACCGTCAGTGTTGCCTCCCGACGACCCCCCAGAGAATGCCGTGAGGATGACGACCCTCAATTTATGTGCCTCGGTTGTGGTGTCATTTTCAGATATTCCGATTGTGTGGACATGGAAGGGCTTGTGTTCTAATGCCTAAACCCCCAACCCCTGAACGTACAGAAGAAGTTCTCTCAATAACTCGCGAGGCAATTGGAGAGTGTCAACTCAAAGCCCTGGATGACGAGCGTGTTCTGGAATTCTATACGACCCTCCGCAACCTCTACTCTGTGCAAGATAAGGGCGCATACATTCGCATGGCTCACATTGTCATGAGCTGGGGCGTCCTGTCGGACCCGAAAGAAATGGTCATCCGGAATGCCATTGGCCGCGTAGGCAAGCGGCTTTTCGGGCGGATAGGTGAACGCAAAGTCAAGCCCTGGAAAGGCATCGCGGCGGGCAAGCACGAAGAGGGGCAGCAGCTCAATCAGCGCGAGCAACAAATCCAATCTGATCTAAGAAAACGATACGACCCGCTCCGGCGGATGATCGGACTTGCAGATAAATTGGAACGGAAACTGGACACAATACTTGAGAACCAATATTCCGACGCCAGTGATGTCTCCAAAATCGCCAATTCGCTCCAGGGCACATTCACACAAATTATCGAATTGTTGAAACTACTCAAAATTCTAGGAGACGGGACTTCGGACGACTACCGGGGCCGCATACAAATTGAGAACCTCCAAATGGTCGTGCAGCAGGGGGTAGACAATCGCGATACACTCGGCGCCGCACTTGGCAAATTCGCCAACGCAATGACCACAATGGGAACGCGTCAACCGCAATTAGAAACGACACGGGATGCAACAGGACTATACAAACCAGTTTGTGAGCCTGAGTCAGGCACTGGAGATGTGGTGGAACTTGGGGAGGGAATCGGGGGTGAGCCCGTCGGACATCCGACTGGTGGAAGCGTATCTCCAGAGCCTCCCGCAGGATCTCACGGAACAGATCCGGCTTGATCAGTTTCTCGGGCTACTCAATAACCTCCAGCAGGCTATAGCAGAAAGGGACGCCGCATTTCTTGAGCAGCGCCGCGGCTACAAATCTGACACGATTGTCGATGTACTTGAGTTTGCGGAGTCGCGGAAAATCTACAATATTGGCACCCCGTTATTCCCGTCTGAACGCGAAGATCTATGGAAAATATGGCATGTGCAACCAACTCCCCTTGAGGTGTTACTCACCGGCGCACAAGGGACGTTCAAAAGCACTACCGCTGCAATATCTACGAGCTATACCCTGTATCTCCTGTCTATCCTCTGGAATCCGCAGCTCGAATTGCACATGATTCCTAGTGACGAGATATTCATTATAATTCAGTCGTTTAAGAGGGAAACCGCAGAGGATGCTATCTACATGCGCATGCTCCGTGCGATAGATAACAGCCCATATTTTCAGAAGAATTTTCAACGGAACAAGAAAAAAGATGCTGAAATGGGGTTCCCCAACTCGATAACGGTAAAGCCCATTACCGGCTCTATCAACTCGATCGTAAGCAAAAATGTAGTTGGCGGAGTTATCACAGAGATCAATGAAATGAAAGTCCTGCGCAACAGCGTGATGCTAGATCAGTCTGATAAAGACGTTATGGATATTGGGCAGGAAGTATTCCGGGCATTCCGCAACCGGGTGGTGGGCAGATTCAAGTCGCTCATCGAGGCTGGTGGTTTCCTTGGCAGAATCATTATTGACTCAGCCCGCCGTTATTTAGGCGACTTCACGGACCGTAAAACCCGAGAAGCAAAAACAGACCCGATGATTTTGGTAATTGAGCACTCCTTGTGGGGAGCGAAACCCCACGAATACGAGGGGCAGGAACGATTTTATGTAGAAAAGGCAACCGACTATCGGCCGGCACGAATACTCCAAAGAATTGAGGATGCCGAACAATGGCAGGATGACTACAGTGAGGAACCGTGTAACTTGGTGGACGACGACTGGTGCGGCGAATGGCTCAACGTTATCAGGGTTCCGGAGTCCCATCGGAAGGATTTTGAGGATGATCTTGAGCAGGCATTGAAGGATTTTGGGGGTGTCCCTAGCACAGCAACAGGGAGATTCATTCCCTACCCCAAAGAAATTCAAGCGGCGCAAGACAAATTCATTGCACGCACCGGAGGGCGTTCTCTGTTCCGGACAGAAAGTGTTGTCCTGCGGAAAGATATGCCCTGGCACGAGCTGTTCGACATGGATTACATCCAACAAATCAATGTGGAGGGCGATTTCAAATTTGCATTCCATCTCGATACGTCTCTGGGAAGAAAAGACGCAGCCGGGCTGACGTTTGCAAGGATCATTGACCGAGTTCTTGTAAAAAAAGGATTCTATTATGACAAAAAAACGGAGGAAGTCAGGAGCGTTGAAAATGTCGAAATGCCGGCATATTGTCTAGATGGGGTGCTACAGATTTTAGCGGCCCCTGGCGACATAATTGACATGATTATGCTTGCCGACCTACCAATTGAACTGAAACGATACATCGATGTCTCTTGGGGATCTATTGACTGGATAACCTGGGAATACATGCTCCAAACTTGGCGTAATGCCGGAATTGCGTGTGGCCAAGCATCAATGGACCGCACACCGGTAGGCTATTTCGAATATAGGCACTCGATCCGAGATGGCAGGATACTGATTCCGCCACATTCGATATTGATTAAAGAAACTCGGGAATTGAGGCGCGAAACCGAGCGGGGCAAGCTTAAGATCGAGCATCCAGGGAATGGCTCGAAAGATTGCGCAGATTCCGCGGCAGGAGCTGTGTCCTTATTGAAGCGTCTTCAGGGCCGTATGCGGCGGGTGGAGCCCGACGAGGCGGAAGAGACGGGCCAGCAGGATCATGGCGAAATGCGGAGCGGGTCGGCCGGTAACCATCAAGGAATGGGCGGACGCCGCATATGGTGAGGAGGAACGACGCATGACAACTGAGATCATAGTCTATTTCATCGCAGCGCCCATTACGCTGCTGACAGTGATCATCAAAGGATGGTTCCCCAAGAGCGGGTTGAACTGCCTGCTCACTCGTACCTGTGTATTCGGGGTGTTCCCGCTGCTCCTGGCGTGGGCCGTCTATCTGGGATTAAGATGAAATTCGGCCCTGTAATCGACGCAGTGCTTGTGCAGGATTCAAGGGAACAACTAGGCTACCAAGATCTATTCGAGTCACCTTGCCTCATCCAGGGGCTCCCTACTGGAGATTATTCGATCCTTGGCGCCGAACACCTGATCGCTATCGAGAGAAAATCGCTTGCCGATTTCTTGGGCTCAATCACGACCGGGCGCGAACGCTTTGAAAAGGAGCTGGCACGGGGGAGAGCCTTGTCGTGCTTCCACCTAGTGATCGAGGGACGGCTTGATGAGATTGCGGCCGGCAACTATGGCCACGCCGTGTCGAAAGTGAACCCGACGTCAGTCTTTGAGACTCTGACAGCCTTCTCAATCCGCTACAACCTGCCCATCTGGTTTGTCGGAAACCGACAGATCGGAGCACGAACGACGGAGAGCCTGCTCAAGAAGTGGTTACGAGAGCACGCTAAAGTCTTTGAGGGGATAGGGAAGGCTCAACGGAGAGCTTGACCCCCTACCCAATTCTCTTGCAGTGCTCGCTGTCGTCCTGCGCATCAAAATGGGCGTCCGGATGCTTGCAATGCACAAACTCAACGAGGCATAAATTCGCTATGTCCACGAGATGCTCTTTGTTACCTGATTTTACATAGAGATCCAGCCGTTTTCGGATGCTCCCGATGTGGTCATAATCCCCTTTACTCTCATCGTCCATACGGCCATACCTGAACCTGCCCACGAGTAGCCGATTCTTCATGAGAGATTCGAATATCGAGGACCATTCCGTCCGGCGCAGTTCTTCGAGGGATTCGGTTTTGTCCCCTATTGGAGTGCCGTTCATTACCCGCTCCATCAAACGTTCTCGCAACCATTGTGTGTTCGTCATGCGCCCATCCCCGATTTGACACTCATCCAAAAATCAAGGTTGTTCTGGTCTATGAGGTAAGGCATCCCGTTTTGAATCATAACGAATCCCGGATTCCATTCCGGGTGCGTGGTAGTATTTATCTCTTTGTAAACCGTCCGCGTCCGGTCCCGGCAGTAACCGCCTTCTGCGAGCCAATACTGTCCGGACGGATCATACCCTAGCGCCAGGTGGTGATTGTGTGCGCACAGAATATCCATGTGCCGGGCCTGAATCAATTTTCGGGGGACTGACAGTGGTATCTGTGAATAATTTTTCTGATGCGTAATGTATGCCTCGCGGCCCCCTGATTTCAAAATACAGGAGGTGTATTCCGAGAATCGCACATTTTCTATGTCTCCAATGAAATCCCCGATATTGAGTTGCCCATCGAATTTATAGGCCAGCCTGCGCTCGTGATTGCCTGTAATCCATGTAATGCGCTTGAACGTTTGCAGGAACACCTTGAGCGCCATTTTTGCGGCTTTGAGTTCCTGCCGGAATTGTATGAAATCAACAGCCACCTTCGGCCAGTTAGAACAACTATCGAGGGCCAGGAAATCTCCGTTGATGATTAGGTCTTCAATCGCAAAACGCCGGCCGATTGTCACGATATTTTCAAACATCTGGATCGAGTGGTCCGGTATTTCACAATCCCCTATCACCAGACATTTTTCCGCGTAAACAGTGAGCTTACCGACGAGACACTGATGATCAGCATTGGCCGGGAACGCTATGGCGGGCTCGGGTTTGTCCTCAACCACAACGCCCTCCAGTTTCTTCTCCCAGTCACGGACCGATCGCTCGCTGATTCCATAATGACGCGCAACCTCAACCTGCGTGTGAGCCTTGCGGAACTGGAGAAATTCGGCTTTGTCGAGTTTGTTATACCTCACGCGAATCTCCTTGAATACTGAACGGGCAATTCTTCGCCGTCTGGCCACGGATCGACGTGGCTCGCCTCACCGGTTAAAATCGCATCGGGTATCCCGTTCGGGAACGCTGCGCATTTGCCCCACTCATAACCGACTTGGTGAACGCACGTTGCACAATCGGGCTCTACGTCCACGATCTTGATACGGCCTATGTCGTTCTCCCACTCATCAGAATCAACAGGGGCAGGGTCGTCTGTCGGTTCGATAATTATTTGGTCGTCAGCCATAACGTTTATGCCTCGTAGATCTCAGGTGTGAGACGCTGCCCGAACCTCAGCCGCGGGAACATCGCGTCAAAGAATTTCACCATGTCGGCGTGCATCCGCTTAACCTCTCCATGAAAATAGAGAGAGAAATTCTCTGCGAAACACTCTTCCCAGTTCGTCTTGGCGTATTCGCTCACCCGGTATTTTGCGATTAGTTCATTTTCGAACTTAGAGCCGCGGTCTTTGTAGTATCGGATCCCAAATTGCTTACGGACCTTATCATCGTACTGGTAATGCCAAGCGTGCCCATACTCGTGGACCATCGTGCCGCCGGCCGGAGAATCAGAGATCGAGGACGACACAGAGAATGTAACCTCTGGTCTACTTGGTGGACTGGATTGGATCTTTTTGAGCGCAGTCTCTTTGATCTTGAGGGTTTGCTCGATCTGGTCACTCATGCCCGGCAAAGTTTCCCTCATGCCGCGCCACGCATCAATATCTTGTGTGAGCGCATTGACAGCCCTTGCCTGTCGCTCAGCAACCGACATAAACTCGATTTCACGGGCTTTGTTGAGTTGAAGCTCCGTCTTCCCTGATGATCGCACAATGAAACGACCATTCGTGTTTGTCGGTAGCTCTGTGACCTGTAGAGAGGTGAGGGGAGATCTTAGGGGCGCTACCTGATTGACAATGCGTAGGTGCCCAAGAGCTGCGTTCACGAAGTCAAGATTCACTTCCTTATCGAGTAATAGCTTATCCGCCACGTTCAGCCGGACCCACCGTGCAGCGTCGGCCTTGGATGCGAACTGCTCAGGGTAGTGGATACCGACGTAACCTTTGCGGAGCCGATACCCAGGCTTTTCTGCGGGAGTAGTTACCGGCTTGGACGTAACGACGCTTTTGCTCGTGGTCCACGCGACGCTATGCCTGCATCTGTTGTGGAACGGAGCGAGGTATCCTTTATCAGCCCGGGCCTTTGGTGACATGTTATCAATGTCTTGAATCCGCGGGAACCGCCAGGCTCTTGCATAGGCATCAGGATCTAGTAGGCCGATGTCTCGGATGATTTTTTCTCGGGCTTGCTCGATGCGAACATGGGTTCCGAGCATCCGCTGACAGACTGGGCAGGTTTTCTTGTCGTCAGGGCCGATTATCGCGCCGTCGGCAATGTTATTCTCGTGAGCCATCAGGATACCGTCTGCATGCCACAAGCGACTTATCTGCACATCCGACAGGCCCTGCCAGTAAGGCTCCTGCTTCACGATCCGTTCAAGCTTTGCGGCCATCGTGTCGAGGTCAACGAACCGGATATTATTGTTGTCCCGCAGATAGGATATTTGCCGTTCAAGTTCAGGGTGTAGGATGCGGCCGGGGTTCGCTTCTGTAAAACGCTTCACCTGTTCAGAATGGACACTGGTCAAGAATTTCTGGTAATCACCATCGAATTGCGCAATCCGTTTGATTGCAAGGATATCTTGCCCGTGATTCGTCCACGCAGCAGTGGCTTTATTTTGGAGAGACTCAAATATTGCCTCTGCCCTATCACCCACGATGCCCGACATTTTAGGACCGAGGCTCTCGACAGTGGCGAGCAGGCCCTCCATTTGGCCAAGGTCTCGGTTCCGGAGCCCAGCCTCCAAGCCGAGCAGGAAATCCTGTGATACGCTATTCCACGACCCCTGCAAGAGCGCATTCAATTGGCGCGAATCCGTCCACCAATCCGTGGGAATAGCGGCCTTGAACCTGCCAAGAGAATGTTGTAACGCTCTGGTGAGTGGGATCTGTATCATGATGGCTTAGAGCCCGCCTTCACTCCCCGTTGGTAGCAGCTCAAATTCAATTTCAGTCTCAGTCGGTGGTTTGTATGATTCCTGTATACCTGTAAGATTCTTAATGATGTCCATAGCAAGCGCCTTGGCCAACTCAGAGACATCCTCTTTCTTGACTTTGCCACTAGCGACCGATTTGAATTGTTCCCCTGCTACCTGTGACGCCTCAGCCATTGCAGAGATGAACACCAATCGACCAGGATCGTCGGGATTGTCCCCAGTCTTCTCATAGGAAACTAGGCCGTTGCCGGCGAGCGTTGTTGTGAGGGTAGATGGTTCGTTGTAGAGGTCGCCTTCAAACGGGGCAAAGTCGGTTCCAAGTAATTGGTTAGCAAGCTCGCGAATGTCATTGATCGTGAGTGCTCCGGCCCGGCTGAGCGCCCCAACCGCACGATAGAATGTTTCTTTATCACCTATTTTTGACTGTCGCGTCCGGAGTGCCCAATTGTAGATACCGAATTCATTTTGTATCAATTCTGTAGTGATCTTCTCGTCAAACTCCTGCCGGGCGGGGCCGAACACCTGGGATTCTGCAACCTCCATGCTGGTATACGCACTGGCATATGTGTCATTACCGGCTACCCCTGTGAGCACGGGGGGAAGCCTGAAAATTCGGCGAATAGCCTCTTCTGTGGAAATGCGGTACTTCTCAAAAAAGTAGTCCTCATAATTAGGATCACGGAGTTTGAGGAGTTGAATTTTATTGGTTTTGCCAGATCCGTCAGCGTCGATGTCGAGGAGTGGGTCTTTCTTGAGTTCTATGTAGACCGGCCGGTTATAATAAGCCGGATCTCTTGTTTCTTTAAACAGGTTGTTAAGCTGCTGTTTCGTAGCTGGGGTGAATTCGCCGTCAGTAGCAAGAGCCACTGGCGGCAAGGCCCCTTGGTCCACGTGATCGAATCCTAACCACATGGCCTGGTATCTGCCACCTATATCCCAGATGACGCTTAGCCATTCTGGAATTCCGTAAATGAACCCGGCATAGTTGTCCCTGAACCACCAAATTTCCGAGGCCGGGTTGCTTGTAGGCCCAAACTCTCCTGTACCTGCATCCAGCGTGCGAGGGTCTCCGAATTCCTTGAACCACGTGAGTTTCTGCGTCACAGGATTGATGCGGGCAAAGCGCCGAAATTGTCGCTGGATCGTGATCTTCCTGAGCTGCCCCTGTCTCGGGATTGTTACATCAACATCTACGAGCGTTTGATCGAGTTTCGTTACTCGCATATATGTTGACGGGATATAATACAGTCGTTCGGGACGGGGGCTCACGAGGTAGCTACCATTCTCGCCCTGCTCTAGTTGGCTGTTCCTGATTACCTCCAGGAAGCCATTTTTTGTGACTTGCCTATCGAGGCCGAGCTTCCTGCGCAGGCTCACGAGGCTTTGCTTCTCGTTGATGCGGCTGAAAAAATCATTCAGCGTGATACGCTGACTCTGTGTGAGATCCTCGTTTTTCTGTTTCTTGGGGCCGAGATATGCGAGGTCTGCCGGGTTTTCGATATTGCTCACCATAGCCCGGCAACACAGATGTAATGTGTCACATTGTTGGAACGTTCTCCACAGCCAAGGGAAGGGGAATGGTGGCTCTATGAGGTCGGGATATTGCCCATATGCTTCACCGAATATATCGTCATCCTCTTCGGATCCCTTGCGTGCGAGTAGCCCAACGGCCTCAGCTTTGTTGCTCAGCAGTCGAGGGTCTCGCCGTTGCCCTTCATCGTAATAGCCTGTATCGGCGCGGGACTGGAACAGGGCACCCAGCTCCTTGACCTGCGCTTTCAATTCCTTTATCTGGGAGGACTGATGTTTCGACATAACCACACCTCAACAATTCAAACCTGGACATCTCAATCAATTACGGGAACATCCCAATTTCTCGCATCAACAGGCAAAACCGCAGCAACAAAACCATTGCCAAGCCCGCGCGGCTCAATCCCTTTCACATAGATGGGAGTGGCGTCACGCTTGCCTGAATGCCAGAATGTTGCGCCTGGCCATGTAGCGATTATGTGGTAGTAGTAACGCGCTTGAATGCGAACAACACCGGACCGTGCGCCACCCACCCATCGGCGCAAGCACACCGTTTCGAGTCCTCGAATATGCATCTGCTGTAGAGCATAGGGCTCCATTTTCAGTAGGTCTCCGCCTTTTTTGACAGCAGCAGCAACTATCCTGTTGATGGCCCGGAGTCTTGTATCGTCACAGGAGCAACTCTGGACCACCAGTCCCTCGGGAACCTTGCCGGCGAAGAGCACGTGCGGACCATACGTGCAGTAATTGTCGTTGACGAATCGAGACCGGAACCAGGGGCAGGGAGGCAAATTGCTCGCGACGTCGGTACGGGGGAGCTCCAGTGGAGCGCCCCCGTAAAGCATGGCGGATACCTCCTGAACGCGTCCCGCTTTGCGCCGGCCGTCCCGCGTCAAACAAACCCCTTTCTCATCTACTAGCCCAGCCTCGTGGCATCTCAACAACGAACTATGCTCCCAGACTGGAGGCGCACCCTTGTCCTTCGTCAACAGAGCCACAAGCATTTCGCATTCGTATCGTGTCAATCCGTCCAATTGGATTTCTCCTCGTTCGATCGCCGCAATTCTTGGTATTCGCGCACTTCATCAAGCGTCGCCGGCCTCATGTAAACCGAATAGCTTTTGTCCATTGGCGTTCCGAGTGGCGAAAAGCTTGGCTCGTAGCCACCTCCGCGGACGTAGAGCGCTCCATCGTGGATGAGGAATTCCTTGCTACCCATGTCGAATCCTTCTGATTTTTGCCCATGCCCGTTGATCTTCTTGTAGAGAGGGGAGCTTCAACCGCTTCCGGATCTCAAGATCCATCGACACCCCTACGTAGTGGTAGATCTGGCAATTCGTAATTGTGACGGCCCGGTAGCCTTTCCTTTGTGAGCATTGCCAAAACCAGTCGTCCCCGAAAAACGTGAAGCACCCGTGCGGTATCGGCTCAACTGCTTCGCGACGCACGGTAAACGCCCAGCCTTGGCGAGCTGGGAGCGGTTGCAATTCTGGAATTAATGCTATCGGTTGCTCGTAAATGTCTCCTGGATTGCAGACAGGCCATGATCCAGGCTTGCCGTTCATGATCTCAGGGAAAAACGTGGATGGGACAACAAACCCAACTTCACCATGATTCTCAAACGTCTGAGCGACAATCCTGAAAAACGAGGTGGGCAGAACTAAATCGTCATTCAGGATAGAAACCAGACTCGACCGCGTTGCCTCCAGCCCCAGATTCCAGCTAGCGTTGACACCCAGATTCAACTCTTGGGGTAAATACCGAATTGGTAACGTGGGGAACCCGCCGACAACGTGCTCAGCAATGCGCATTCCGCTGTTATCAATCACGACGATTTCATTCGGAATACTATCGTTTCCAGCGATGTCTGACAGCAGAGATCCGATGAACCGGTCACTGATGACCGGCATGACAACCGATATTCCCATGTCTAGATAATCCTTGTCACGTGTGCTGGGGCTGCTATAGGGGCATAGGGGCCGATGTGAACCGGTGCGCAATGAGTGACCTTCCATTCGCCGGTTGCAATCAACTCGCCAATTACGCTCAGGACACCAGGAAAGGCATCTGTAGCATCATGAAAAATGATCTGGGCAGAGGGCCTGAGCTTTGGCAAAAATGCGTCAAATACGTCCCTGGTGAGCTTATAGGGATGTGTGTTGTCAGTGTCCACGTCAATGTGTAGTAGATCAATGGATCCATCCTCAAACAGTGGCGCAACCTCTTCTGCCGCACACGGATGAAACGTGATGTGCTGGTTTTGTTGCGCCAAAATCGTGGCGGACGGCCTCGGGAACGGATCGATCAGGTCCAAATGCCAGTCTTCTAAATCCTTCATAACCTCTTCAATGATGCGGGCTGAGCATCCGTAACGCACGCCAGCCTCCACGATATGGGTAGTTTGCCCCTCCGTCTCGTTCTGTAGAGCGATTTTCCGAACGATCTCTTGGTAAAACGGAGCATAGGACGCCATGTCAACTGATCCGGGGACGTCCCTATAATGCATCGCAACTGTTGGTCGCATTCTATCAATTCTCCTTACAATAAGCGTTTACTGCGTTGCTGTAACAGGACTTGAGGCCCCAGTTATGGAAACCGCCGCCCTTTTTTGCATGCTGCTCGTAATACTGTTGTTCCGTGCTTGGGTTTGCGGAGTCAACATGCCAATCGAGATGGTCAAGCAGGAACGGCCAACCGACGCGGATGGCTTCGTACCCGGGGCTGTCTCCTCTGAGATACAAAGCGAATGCGGTATCGATTGCCGCATCATAGATTTCGACTCCGTTAAGCGTTTCCCGGCCCGGCCCTTCGCATCCCAAATGTCGCTCCCATTTCAACACCCACGGTTTCAGTTTGTATGTATCTGGGATGTTAGATAGTTTGAACGCCGGCCCCACCTTCAACAGCGGTGCTGGATGACCCCATTGTGATTGATAGTGCCCCTCGAATTCCTTGCCTACATTCGCCAGAAAATCAATGAGGTCCAGGGGACATTCCGCTGCTGGCACACAATCAGAATCCGTGAGAACGAACGGGGCTTGCAAGAGGCTTTTATCTCGTTGCTTCCACAAAGAGCGCGGCCCCAGGTTTGCACGCAAATTGATGACGCGAACCCCTTTCCGCTGAATCGTGCGATAGTATTCGAGGAGAGGAACATACGAACTCGCATTGTCGAGTATGATAATCTCGTGTTGCCCGGCCTCCCACAACCATTCAAGGAGCTTGCGTAACGGAGAAAGCCTGTCACGGTTATTGATCACTACGCGAACTTGCATTATTCCGGCTCGCCAATCATGTCGCGAACAACGTTCACCAATCGCTCGAATACTATGTCGCTGTCGTACCGCATGATTTCGGGGTAGGTCACCCGCTCTTTCTGTTCAAACAGGGCGATGATCGTGTCTGCCATTTCCTCTGCGGATTCGCAAAACCATGCTTCTGGCATCACTTCAGTAAACGGTGCTTTTTTGGTCAACACAACGGGCAGGCCAAGCGCCGCGGCTTCGAGGAACGCCACGCCCTGAGTCTCCCAGGTAATATCATCAAAGGATGGATACGCTAGGACATGCCCGCTGGTGAGCATCCCGATCATGTCGTGCCTGGACAGGAGCCCCCTATAATGCAATTTCGGATGAATCCCCTCGAATGAAAACCGCTCAGGGAATTCCGGACAATACAGCTTGCTTCCACCGCAGAAGTGCCAGTCGAAATCAATTCCTCTCTTTTCCAGGAGGTTCGCGACGGTTACCACGTGGTCAAAAAACCGGCTTGGATTGCTGTTGCTGACAATCCGGCGCCGGACAAAATCGTTTGATCTATACTTCAGGATCTCATGATCGAATGGAGCAGGGATAACCTCGCAATTCTCGGCAGACCAGTTCAGTCTGTCTCTGAGGAAATCTCGCATATACTCGGTAAGCACGATGGCCTTATCTATCCGCTGGCCTATATTCTCCCCGATTTCCCAGCCGCCACCCCACAACAAATGTTTCGTCGCCTTGACGCGAGGGTCTATGCGGTTCGCATGCAGACACAACGCGTATTCGCCCATCGGAGGTTCAGGCCACCGGGAGGTAGCGTAGCCGGCCTTCTGGAGGTAACGTTCCCACATGAGCATAAAGCGCTCTGCGCCCCCCATAGCATCCTGGGCAATCTTCTTCTCTGAAACGCCAGCCTCAGTTAATGCCAGTCGAATGACCTTCACAATTATCTCCTTAGCTCCATGCAATTGCATTCCAGGGAAGCGACTTGTTTTTTGCTTTGCAGCGTTCCTTGGTAAGCCTTTGAAATTCTTTCATCTCTATAGGGAAAAACTTCGGGAACGTCTTGAACAGGCTGCATGTCCGTGATCCGTAATGGAAAATTCGGTTATGTCTCATTAGGAGCACGGGCAACTGCTCTTCTTGAGCAATGTCAAATAGTAATTGGTCTCCGCAATAGATCACGAGCGACTCCGGTATCGGCCCCGAAATTTCCAGTAGCCGCCGGCTCACAGTGAAAGCATACCCAATCATCTTCCGTTTAACGACAGAGACCTGGAGTTGTGATGGCCCGGCATGGACATGATCAGGGCTAGGAACGTCAAAGGGTTGCGTTATCCCGCAATCCGGGTATCGCTCCACAGTCTGGAGGATCTTCTCGAAAAACCCGTGATTGATAACCAGATCGTTGTTCAGGACGGCAATGTGGTCGGCGTCGCTCGTCTCAAAGACGTGGTTCCATGCTGGGTTGACCCCGATATTGTCCTCACGTCGGACATACTCCATGCAGGGCAACTGCTTTGCGAAGTCCCGGCAAACTGAGGGTGTCTCGTCAGTGCTACCGTTGTCAAAAACATAGAGCTTCCGGGGCTTGACCTCGCAGGCCACGATGTGATGTAGGATCCCCGCGGTATATCGAACGTTGTTGCGGACCGGGATTACTGCATCCAGGCTAGTCATGGTTTGTGCGCCTCTATGAAACGACTAATGTCGGGATTCAGCAAAAGCGGAATATTTTTCATGATCTTTTCGATAGGCCAGTCCCACCACCTGATCGTGAGCAAGTCTGTAATTTGCTCCTCAGTAAACCTCTTCCTGACCACTCGGGCTGGATTGCCGACGGCAACAGAGTAGGCCGGGATTCTCCCCGCAACCACACTGTGTGCCCCTATCACGCAACCGTCCTCGATTACACTGCCGGACATGATCACGACGTTGTTACCTATCCAGACATCATTGCCGATAACCACATCGCCATTACTCGCCGGATGCCCCTCGATGCCCGCGGCGGTAGGGAATTTGTCGGGCCACGCCATGAAGGGGAATGTAGAGATCCAGTCGGTCCGGTGATTGCCCCCCAGATAAATTGTCACCGTATTCGAGATTGAGCAGAAAGCGCCGGCAGAAGCTTTGGCGTCGCCGTATTCTCCCCACAATATCTTGGGGTCATCGTAGGTGTATCTGCCCTTGATAAATTCTGTCATGCTAGGCCACACTGGTTGAGGACGTATCGAGCACGAGCTGTGGTTGAATGATTCTCCTGATTCCATTTCCAGTGATCGTCTACGTATGTGGTGTCAGAATGTAGCCGGGCCAGCGTCTCCGTGATGGCCTCCCGTAATTGGTCGTATCCAAAAAACCATCGGACACCGCCCGGAGTTGGCCTAACTATGTCGATGAGGCCCATCGTCTCGATTATAGGGACTGCCCCGCTCGCTAGGCATTCCCACGTTCGTGCCGTATCCGGTCCCGCCCCCTTAAAGCTGAGACAAATCTTGCTATCGGCGAGTGTTTCAAAATACTGCGGATCATGCGCGCACCAGGACTTTGTCCACCTGGACCATGTGTCGTCCGTTGTATTGAATCGCCGCGGGCCGAGCATCAGATTGAGGTGGCCGAAGTCTTGTTTCAGCTTTTTGACCAACGGCAATCTGTGCGCCCATAGTGAGCCGAGGAAACAAACGTCAATCGTCCGGCCCTTCAGGGGTTTGATGCCGTTGGACGTAGCACAGTAGTAACGGTCCTCGATTCCAAAATTGATCGGGATGCCGGGCGAGCCGAGGATATGATCGCGGACGAATACATGGTCATAGCCCTGAGCAAAAACCTTGTCTAGTCCAGCTTGATCGTCTTCACCCCAAACGAAGATACGCTTCGCTCCCCGCGGGGCCTCTGTCGTGTGGACGCCATTGACAAAATCAATGATAAGCTCGAATTCCTCAAAGCGTGGTCGCTCGCCTTGTGGATCCAGGTAGTTCGCTCGGTAGCCAAATACATCCCAGACCTCATGCCCGAGATTTTGAAGGCCTTGGATAAGGCCGGCGTCCATGTAGTTGTAGTGATCGTGCTGAGAAACGAGGATTTTTAGCATCTCATACCCATAGGTCCATTGCTTCCGTCAGGATCGGTTCGTAGAATTTCTGATAAACAGCGTCCATGTTGAGGTTCTGCCGCACGAATGTTCGATAACGCCAGCAGTCGTCTTTGCTTGCGCAAGCGACTATGTGACTTGCGATGCGCTGGAAGTATTCACGTTCGTTAGCTGGTTTGAAGTGCCTATGTTGCGAGCCAAATTCAAACGCCAGGCCGCACATGCCGGATACCTCAAACATCATGGGGAGACTTGCGTTCAACACGGGGAGCACGCCGCCTGCCAATCCAGCTTCCGGTAGGCAGAGGCCGAACGTCTCCCCGCGTGTTGGGTTCACAAATACATTGCTGCATTGTTGCAACTCCCGGATTATCCGGCTAAGGAGGCCGTCCGGAAGCAATCGGTTCATAAGGGTGCTCGAAAAAGCTATTTCTTGGCTGGTCAGGCCGTTTGATTCTGCGAGGCGTTGGTATTTTGAGATATCCTGCTTTGAGGACTTTCCAGTCCACGAATCGACAATCAATAGGCATACAGTTGCATCCCTTTGTTTGAGCATCTTGAAGACGAGAATGAGGTCGCGTAGCCCCTTGCTGTCCAGCCTGTCGGCAGCAACGGGGTAGACCTGCACGAAATCAGCCTGCATCAAGCCGGGCAGAGCATCAATGATCTGGCGTGTCAAGGGAGCGAAATCGAAATAATTCCTGAGATCCTTGACGTGAGGAATACTCCGCACTGCATCAGAATCAGAGCCAAACGCTTCCCCGACGAAATGCTTGTCAATTCTGTTTGGGTATATGATGCGATGTCCATTGCCGTAGCGTTTCAACAAACACCAGTCTTTTCCCCCTCGGTATTCCGAGTGCACCCAATGAAGAAACGGCTTACCCCTCAGAGCGTCACAGGACATGCGTAGAGCTTCAGCGTAAGGCAAATTGGGGCCGGTTAGTATCCAATCGTGGGTAAACACTGCGTCGTAATGTTCAAGGTTGCTGACGAGTAGCGTAGAGGTCTTCTCTGCGATGTTTTTATGTGCATCTGTAAGGTCTGCAATGGATCGGTAGAGCGCTGGCGTGAATGCCGGCAGACATGCGAACTGCGAGCACCCTGCATTGTGTGGAGTGCAATCCTCGCGCACGAACACCGTCACCTGATGCCCATGCCGAACCAAACAGCGAGCTTGCTCACGCACAACGTGTGTCAGGCTGTACGCGTCATTCCAGGAATCGAAGTTGGTAAGTATGCAGAGCCTAGCCATACATAATTTCCTCATTAAGGATGGGCTCTCTGGTCATTTTCAAACTACTTGCCGTCCCCTATCGTCATACGTCGGTACCCGTCTTTCACGCCTGCCACCCCCTGCTCCATCCATTCTGCAAACGGGATCATGACGACCCCGTTCCTGGAGCTTGAAGCGTGGATCACGTAATAAATCCCGTTCCACTCGACTACTGCGAGAACATGGTTAACACCATCGGGGCGCTCAAGGCCGTTTTTGAGGTGCTGAAAAAGCAAGTCGCCTTTGTCATTGTCTCCTCGCAACCACTGTTTGACCGGATTGTTCGCAAAGCCGCCGTACCCTCGGTAAATCTGCCATGCTTGAAGTCGTTTGTTGCTGACGCCAGGGAGCCTGCCTTTTTTTGCGGCCTCTCTCATGAGTTCAGCACAATCTGTTTCGCCGTCCTCAAGATTTCCGCCGAGCTTATATCGCGGGTGTTTGTCGAAAATGCTGCGTAGCCCGTTCTGGAAAGCGGCCTGATATTCTGGGCTCATCGCCCAGGAACTACCGCAGCACGCAATACAGAAAAACAGCAAAAATAATCGTAGGGCCGTATTCCGCATCGTAAATTCTCCGGGTCCAACATCCCTTGAGGCCGTATTCAAGAATAAACCACACACCGAGACCGACCACAGCCTTGATGATTTCCGGGCCTCCAGTCTCAAAGACGGTTCGCAAAAAACCATAGGTGTCCCCGCCTTTTGCGTAGACTGACGGGCTGATTACGGACATGATCGCGATAAGCAGCAACCCACCCCAGATGCCCTTGGCGAGTTGCTTATCTATTGCTTTTTCCTCAATTTCGCATTGTGGAGCTTCGTGGTTGATTACTTCGTCATGCATTGGATTTCACCTCCGATAAACAATTCTCTTTCCGTGCGCAACATGTCAGTAATTGCATTCAGCGAGGCCACTACAGGCGACATAAGCGGATTTTCTATCACCGCACGGAATACTCTGTCATCGTGTTCCTGTGTGATTGTTTCAGAGATAGTGCATTCGTGCTGTATGGCCGGTAGCAGCGCCATGTTCAGGTTCCTATTGAGCGTGCCCGTTCGTTCTCAAAGTCCGCAGTGTAGCGATAATCTCGATCGTCAAACCGCGCAAACCCTCGATGATTTCGGTAAGCCGTTCGTTGTTCTGCTTCAAATTTGATATGATATTCGGCATGTTCGGACACTTATCGACCTGACAATTCTTCCAATGCTCATCACTGGCGAGCCGTTCAACATCGGAATAATGAGTGGTTGCGTTATCTTGTAATGCTGTGACAATCTCTTGTAGTTGGGCCAAGCGTAACAGAAGCTCTTTGCGATAAATGACCGTGTCCGCCTCGTCCTTAATAGATTCTTCCTGCCGCATCACAGATCCGAGCACTGTGTTGTGCTGCTTCCAAATATCCCGTATCTCGCGACCGGCGAGGTACGCCATCCCTAGCCCAAACAGGACCGCAAGTGTGGCTGTCACCGAATGCGATTCTATGAAGGAGATGAGGTCAAACAATTAAGCACGTCCATTTTTGTAAGAAATATTTCCATGATAGCCTGTTCCTGGGTTTTGTCGGGCATTAGTTCACCGCTACACCGCTACATCAAGAAATTCATTGGCTGGGAATTGCTGGGAGGTGTTCTTTCTAGTGCTCGATACACTCTCCAGGTTCCCGATTGACCGTGTTGAGGTCTTTTGCCAGAAACAATTTTGCAAGCTGATGGATTGACACGACTCGTCTAGGTTCAGGCCCTCGGGCGCTTCCGTTGTTTGGGTAGTTCCATCATAGAAGCAGTTCTGTAACGTCACGTGCCTGCAATTACGAAAATAGAAACCCTTAGCCTGATTGTCGGCTCCGATATTTTCACACAATATATTCTGAACGTAATGATTGATAAAAATCGTATATCCTTCAGCGTCTTGGGTTTGTTCCCTGCGAATGTTTCTCAGGCTCATGTGCAGACTAGTTCCTATGGGAGCTTCGGTGTCGTCCCAATAGATCCCATGTTTACCAAGGCAGAAAGCGCTTGTGCCATCAATGGTCAGGTTGGTCACATTGATGTTGGGCTCGATGTGGACACAGGATTCTGTGGAAACGAGGGGAACGAGATACATGTCCTGCATGTGTAGATGATCGCAATCAATTGTGCTGTTGGGGTTATTCTCAATCGAAATTGGTCTGTCAGCAAAAACGGTTGTTCTCCGTATAGTTGTCAGTTCTCGGCCACGAAGTTGGATTCCTATACTAGAATTACCGGTCCATGCAGCCATTGAAAGGTCACTAATAGAAAGTTCACTCGTGTCGGTGGCCAGTATCCCGATCTTTTGGTAAGACCCTAAACCTTGGAACTTTACGTTTTTGATTCCACAGTGATAAAGCACTTCGCCCGTTTTTGTGAAATCGAATAACGGTAGTCCTGGTGAAGATGGGTTGAACGAGAAAACTGTTGCATAATCTCCGGCCCCTACAATTCGTGTCCCGTGACGAGAGATATTCAGCGACCCCGTGACCACATAAACAGAATCAGGGAAATATATCGTTCCACCATTGGCAGGAACAGCAGCCAACGCATCGTTGATGTTTTGCGTGTCGTCGTGTGATCCGTTACCTACTGCTCCGTAGTCACGGACATTTATTATAGTATTGGCCAATATTCATCCTCTGAATGAACTGTGCTCAGTCAACCGCTTTTACGTGATGCGCACCCACGATAGGTTATCGTTGTAGTTGAAGATGTAGAACCGGCAGCGGTAAAATACAAGGGCCCTGCGTTAGCATCATTTGAGGCCCCACCCACCAAATAGATAGATGCGCCGCTTACGTTTTCAGCCCATTGGTGATGTGACCCACACGCCTCCTCTACGCCCCAGGACGACACGGCCCGGCGTCCATAAGCATCCACACGTCCACCCGCCGTCAACGGATCTACTCCACCATTCAAAACAGAGGCATTGCTACCATACGCCGCCGCCATAAATTCGCCCATAGTCCAGGGACGCTTGTAGACGGTATTTAAATTTTTTTGGGCATGATAAAATGTCTGATTATGAAGCACCGTGCCCCCGTAAACGGAGACAGGGCTCGTTTGCAGACCGCTGGGGAGGTATATATCCACCCAGCCTACACTAGGGACAAACACCATGCCGGACGGCGTTATGAAGTCGGGCCACGTATGGATACTACCAACACTGGCAGGCAGAATATCGCCAGCAACATAACCCTCTAGGGCGTGTTGCTCAACGAGCCATGTTACAGTACCATCCGTTATGGTTGACCCCACTACGGCGGCGGCAACTTCCGGTTCTGTTGTCGCGTGAGTTGTTCCAGCCGTAGTGCATCGAATGATTTTGCCGTTCCAAACGGTGGATTTGCGAGTGCACCCCAACGCAATGGCGGTATTGGCCGCCCATGCCGTCAAGGTTGTTTGGTGGTTCACCGCTACACAGAGGCAGTGAGCGCTAGCAATCAACCTGCTATTTGCTACTGTGTAGCCAGAGGGGGCAGAAGCATTGAAGGAGACCAGCACGACAGGGGCTAGGCCGGATGTGGGTTCGCAGTGGTAGACATAGATGTCCTTGCCCGCTCGATTTGCTGCGACCGTGCCATCCGTCCCGACTAGCGTATCCCACGTTGCGGCCTGACTCAAATCAGGAATCAACGAGCCAGTCCTACCATACATGCCGCTATTGATTTTCAGCGCCTCATAGTCAGGGGCAAGGAATTTATACCGGTCTGCCGCCACACTGACCGTTTTCGCTGCCCAGTTCCCGCTTGCAGCATAGTAGTTGCTGGGGAACATGAGGTTCTGGAGTGTTTCCTGCCCTGCGGAGGTTCCCGGTATAATGACACCACTTATTCTTGCCATGCCAGCCCCCTTATTTCAGCCCATAGACGGAGACATTGCCAGACGTCCCGCTACCAGAGAATGTGAGGCTGTTGATGTCCTTCATGCCGAGGGCGGAAACTCCGATTGTGATGAATTCGACAGAGCCTGTGATAACCTTCATGGGGTTATCTGTATCCCCATTCGGAACAATCGAGAGGTCTGCCCCAGATTGGTTGACCACTTTGATTTGGGCATACTGTGCGAGGGACGTCAGAGTTTCGAGGTTTGCTATGAGGTCGTCGGCCAACTCAACCCACGGGGTGGGGCGCTTTGGTTCGTCAGAGACCAGCTCAAAATACTTCGGGACTGGCCATATATATCCGGGGACCGCTGGAGTGTCGGAACCGGCTGGGATTGGCGTGCTCACCCGTGGGAATAATCGGGGGTCCGTGTCAGTATTGCGGTACGTGGGCATGGAGTCATCCTCCTATCAATGTGTAAGCCTTATATTAACCGCCGCGGTTAATGTCAAGGAAAACATTTCATTAATTCACCTGTTGGTTAACCGGGTGGTTAAAAAAATAGGCATAAAGCCACTAATCTACATTCAGGTTCCACGCTATCGGAGCAAGCCGACAGTGAATTGTAGGCGGTTGACCGTGAGCGGCTGTAGCGGTTACTGAAGCCAGGTGATGTGAAATATCAACCCCGTCGGCCAGTACTTCAAACTGATTTCCTTGCCCTCTCATCTGAAGGCTCGGCAATTTCGTTACAGATCCAGACGCGTTCAGTTCGTAATTGTCTGTCACAATAGTGATTTTGCCGGTTGATCCACAAATATCCAGACCAAGGCCGATTCTGCGAAGCAGCTCAAGAGCAATATCAAGGTATTCCGCTTTAACTTTTGTCATCGTCTCTGACAAATGAACCTCCTATCGTAAACAGACTGGTGGACTAACGTAACCGTAGTTATTCCGCTGCACTCTACGGCAGGGGGCGTACCAATCTTCTGAATAGACTGATCCTGGCCGTAAAATGGCTTCATGGCTCGTCATTACATAAACAGGAGCTGGTAATTCGAACTGCCCCCTTGTTGATGCTTCAGGAGCATAATAATCAAGGAGAGCATTCGTGCACGTAACAGGAGTATCATTGCCGGGAGCGTCATTACGGATAAAATGCTCGCCAGTTGCCACATAACTAACCCCCCTGCCAAAATGGGTCAATTTGCGTAATTTAATAGCCCCTACCCCGTCTTCGTTGCTAAACTGATCTATCAACTCAAACTCTTGAATGTCGGCACAGGAACCCCCTAACGTTGATATGGACTCGCTTGTCGGACCCCCTGTATCGAGATTTTCCCACGGATGGACACCGCCCCCATCATTGATCGACTCGAATGATTGAATGTGCCCATCATATTCTTCATAACCTAGGGGAACCGGATCAAGGGGAATGTTATCCATTGTAAATTCTTCATCCTCCCGTCTCCACACATAGAAAACCCTAGAACCCTGAACAATTATGCCAACAAGCGCTCCAGCCTTATCGGGAACTAGCGCTGTGCCGCATGGGATGTTGTCCCATTTTGAATAATTGTGCCCTGCGTCAAATGATGGGAGATTGTGATTGGTCCAAAAGGCCGATGATCGGACCGTTGGGATCTTTGAACCATGAGTGGCCGGAACACCCATTATTTTCTGTTCAATGAATCGTGAGGCCATTGGTATTAGATCAGAAGGCCATGTTCTCCCAATTTTCAGACCTTGCTGTGTGTTCCAACTCGTAACCTCAACGGAGTATGCACCTACCATAGATGCCTTTGCATTAGTCAAAGTCGGATCTGATCTAATATACCCGGCAGTGCTCAACAGATGTAGATTGTTTAGTCCGCACGGTGCTTCTGCCCACGACACGGCTAAGTGATTCTTACTTAAATCGCTCACATAGTAGGCTCTATACGGATAGCTTCCCCATACAACATCGGATAATTGCAATTCCACATCTCTAGACGCATTACCTGAATAGAAAGTCTCAAGAAAAACCCGCTGAAAATTGTTAGGGAGCCTGTCATACCACAAGCCGAACTTGTGATGATTTTCGATGATCGTATAATTGACTTCCCAAGTCTCAGTAGCGATGCAATCGAAACACAGCTCTTCTGGTGTGCAAGCACCCGGCGTGCAGCATCCTGATGATGTCGCGCTAAGATCTAGGGAGGTGGAGAAAGGTGAACCCTGCCCCTGGACAGCCGCCACCGCCCCATGAAAAAATCCGGCACAGGCCCATTGTTCCGGGCACGTAGGCATCGGATCACAGTAATCGCATCCATTTGGAAAAGATCCAGTGTAGGCCGCTACATCTGACCCACTCGCGACAGTATCGCGACTGCGGTTGTAATAAGCCACTGTACGGGCTTTCAAAAGAACTTGGTGTTTTTTCCCTGACGAAACAACATGGCCCATGTATTCCTCAGCCGTGTATTGCGGAGCTGTTGTGACTTTGAATACCGTCTTGTCAGCCGTATCGAATGGACTGTAGAATATGCCAGCAGGTACACTCGTATCCGTTCCGTTTATGCGAACATTTGTATGAAGTAGATCGTTTCTGTATTTTGAGTGAAAAACGATATTTCCACCCTCATGTGAATAGACATATGGATACCAGTAATGCCCCATAGTTCCCGATCCAAGTTCGGTTACGGCAATATCAAATGATCCTAATAATGATGATGATTTGAAATTAAGGCCCTCTGTCGTAGCTTTTGGCCTCCAAGACGTCTCCGATTCATGAATTAAATCCGGACTACAGGTGAGCCTGTGGTTATCGTCTGTGGAATCTGCTGCTCGTTTCAGGTGCATCAATATGTCATAAAAACCAGCTCCAAGAAACCACCGATCATTGTCGTCACGACCGGCATAAGCACCGTCATCCTGGATCTTACCAAGAGGTTTTCTATCTAGGAGCTTTACCATATCAGTCGTGGAAAATTCGCTCTCGATAGTGGTCTGGGGTATTAGAGAACTTTCATTTGTGTAGCAATCAATGGTTACCTCAGAGGCTCGGCCCTTAAGCAGCCAGGTTAAGGACGTATCAAAATCAGCCGTCGTTGAGTTTACATTGACCAAATCACCCGACAGACCTGCACAATCTCTCCACAACCGGACACCTTTAATGTGTTCCGCAGCCGCTGGAAGGTCCTCTTCAAAATGTATGATCGTTAGATTCTCTGAAGTAAACTCAGGATAACTCGTCAGCACAATCGCGTGTTTTGTATCCCACTCAGCGGTCGTTTCATTGTATTCCTCATACTCCACTCTAGTAGGAGCTTGCCAAGCCACAAGATCTTCATAGTTGCCCGAGACTGATAACGATTGCGTGGTTAGGCCCGTCGCTACAAGATCCACCGGAGTAGTCAGAGCATCGAAAAACTCAAATGTTGTGGGAGCAAGGAACGGATCGTCCGACTGAATCATTGTCGGCCAAACTTCAGGCGATTTGGCGGCTTCAGTAGCTTTCTTCTTGCCCTTGAGGTTGATCGTTATGTCGAGTTTAGACATTAGATCAGGCTGTCCTCAAACCCGTTGATTACAAAATCCCCAGTGTCAGCAGCGTAGCCGGTTGCGCCGCTCCAATAACGAAAGAGGTTGCGGACCAAACACCCCACGGATACCGGCATTTTGAAGAAAGGACTTTTGTCTTGCATGTAGGCGCCAACAGCCTGTTGCCCCGCTCCATTTTCCTGAAATACGTCAGTTCCGCTCGTCCCCCAGAACAGCTCGGCGGATACTCGATCCGATGAATTCGCCCCGCTGTTAGCTATGGTATAGCCGGAAACGCTCTTGGCAAACGGCGAAATCGCGGTCACTAGCGACGTGTTGCCTTCGGTGGTAGCGTGCGTCACCCCTGCCACCGTCACTCCAGGGAACGTGTAGCTTTGTCCGTCTTTGAGAAAATTTCGGATATTCCCGGACCCGTCAATACGGAGGATTCCGAGGTAGAGAGGTTCGATGTCTTGGGCGGGCTTCAGTAGCAGAAAATCCCCTACAGCCCCCAAGTCCGTAACGTCAACCCCAGTAAAGACGAGTGTGTCCGGAGAACCTGAAGTTGAAACATCCAAATTGTAACCCACACTAAAGTCCGGCTTCGTCAACAGGAACCCATCCCAGGCGCCGGTAGCCGTCAGAAAACCGTTTTCTTCACTCGCTCCTGTATCGTGATCCGCGAGTGTGATAGTCGTGTCTGTAGAAAACGCAATCGTTTTGATGCGGACGAGCGGCAAGAGCATCACATCATAAGATGCGCTAGCACCCGAGACCAGCCACACGGAATACCAGGAGTTTGCAATCTTGCCGCCGAGAATTCCACCGGTAGTCGCCGCAACATATGCGTTTGCAACGTCAATCTCTCCGGGCGTGCAATCCCACCGCAAAGCACTATCCGCAGAATCATAGTAGTAGTAGTCCCAGGGGACAAAGAACGTCGTATTGCCTGTCTTGTAGAAATTGTTGCCTCTGGAGGCGGTCGCGTAGCGTGCTGGAGTAACGAGAGGGTTTTGAATCTCCCTGGATTGAATGACTATCCCGGTTGTCGTCGTCAGCGCGTACAATATCGGTCGGCTCTCCGCTTGCGGGTTTGTTATTCTAGGATCTGCTGTCACCAGAGCGCCATAGATGTCCGGAGAAATGTAATACAGCGTTGCCGCTGTAAATCCAGACAGCCCGGTTATCTCGCCACACGTGACGATCGTGACATCATTCCCGCTGATGGACTCAACAATACCGCATGATCCTTGAGCATTAGAAGATGATCCTGGACCACTTGATGCACGTGCTTGTCCCCACCCGGCAACAGTTCCGACAGTATGTAATGGCTCACCTACACTCGTTAGAGCTGCCAGGGCGGCATCCGTCGTGACATGCTTGATAGAGGTTCCACTTGAGGCACTTCCGCCACCCGTACCAGGAATGAACAGAATAGTCGTCGCCGTTACAGCATGAGCAAGGACAACAGCGTTCGTAGGTTCTGTCTCGGTCAGTCCCCCGGCAGTATCCGAAAGATACAGTTTCGCTCCGGGCGTCCATGTCCACGATCCGTTCGTGACGAATCCGGTATGGAGGATTGCGCCTGTCCCCGCAGCAGCGATACCACCGCTTTCAAGGACCATCCCCCAGGCGTCCCGCTCCTCTTCTGTACCGTCCGCTTGCGCTTTCCAGCATTTCCCCGAGTCTGTCGTTTTCGTGTAAACCACATTGTATTGTGCGAGCGTCTCCCCAGCAGTCCCGGTCCGTAGGAATTGGAGGGATTCGAACTCATAAGCCGAATTCGCAACATTCCGCCTCAGATACTCGCACGCCGCGTCTGCCGCAACCGCCTCTGGCGCCACCGTGTTTTTGCCAATGAGCACGCCAGTCAACCCCGGAATACCATCAAGCACGGTTATGTCGCCGCTCGTCAACACAGAAGCCGGTATCTCGGGGTGGTCGTGTCCGCATAGAGACGCCGGGTCAGTGAACCCCGTCTCGATTGTGGCCAGGTTCGCAGTCAAAATCGAATCGGTGAGTATGCAAGTTGTTAGATTCGGACCCGCTGAATAACTTGCTGACAAGATCTCAGACTCAGCGCTCCCGTCAACCCCTTGCAGGGCAAGCACCTGAACGCGAGCCTTCAGAATCGCAGTCTGGTTCCCGGCCTTGGTGAACTCAGTTCCTGAAACGTATGTAGGTGAGGAGATTGTCGGCATAATTTAGTCTCCATAATAGTCAGGTCGATCGCTGCCATAGTATCTCGTGTCCGTCCCGCCGTAGTAGGGGTTCGGCGGTTCAACGTCGTCGCCATAGGCCACCACAACCGCAGGGGCATAAAGACCGTCCGGCGTTCCCAAAGGCAAGGAAATTCTGAAGTCGATCGCAACCGACGTGCCGTCTGGGATGGTATTCAGCCAGCAGACCGGGTATCCAATCATTTCGATATTCTGGTATGTCGCGTCGGTGTGGCGCTTCGCCTGGATCAAGCCCGCGTGAGCCGGTTGCAATACCGCAAGATACGCGTTCGTGAGCCCGTCCCCCGTCTCAGCAACAAGAGTCAGTGTATAGTCCAACGTCGTTCCTGCCGTGTACGCGGGGACGTTCGGAGAAGCAACCTTATTTGCGCCGTAAAGCCAATACATTAGGCAATCACCACGCCGTTTTCGGCTAAAATGTCCTTCCAACTATCATAATTACCTTCACCCCCCCCAGTGTCCCGCAAAACAGACCACGGACGCGCATCGTCAACAATGTATTCGCCTGCCTCGTTCGCCGTTGTGACAACATCATAATGCGTGTCTGGATCGAGGATGTAGATTCCTGGGTTCAGGGGGTCTTCAATGTACGCTCCGTCGTCATCCGGAACCCCAGTTGCCGTGTAATGCTGGCGCGTGTCTAGGATGTAATAGCCGGGGTCGTCAGGATCTTCAATATACGCTCCGTCTGCGCTCTCTGTAGCGTCAACGTCATAGTGGGGGGCCGCATAACTCGGTTGTGTTAGGTAAATCCTCCACACCAGGTATTGAGAGTTATACCTGACCAATAAAAACGAACCTAGAAACTCCGTCACTGTCTCAGCAGCGCCCTTTAGACCCACGACGCGCAGAGAGAAAGATCTCGGATTCAATGAGGCATTTTTTGCAAGCGACGCGTCAATCTGTAAATCGAATTCAACCTCACCATTGTTCAACACCGTTCCGGCCGTCTGCCCTGTCTCCGTTGCTATTATCCCATCAGGCCCGAATTCCTCCACGCCAGCGCTATCGACTAGCCTGGTGCAGTCTCCGCCGTCAGACGAATGCAGCGTGCCTGTGCTCGCCGCTGTGACGTCCGCATTCAAAGCGAAGGCAAACCCTTGCAGAGGGTCTGAATCGGCCACCCTGTAGAGCGTAGACCCGTCCGCTTCAAGATCCGTTGCGCTGTAGATTGTGGCGCCAGCCTCGTCAATAACATCGGGGCCAACACCGTCAATGAGCAGATTGACCTGTCCAGCTCCGGCGCCCGCGGTGAACGTGATCGCGCTACCTGTAGCGTCATCGTCCGCAACCGGGTTGACCTCGCCGTCCTGAGATTCAGCCGCAAACGGTCCGGCCTCTTCCTGGTAGACTCGGTTTGAACAGACAATTCTACAAGACGTGATTGTCGATCCACTGACGTTTTTGATTTTCAGCTCGCGAGCCGACGGGGTTGTCCCGGCAAATAGCGTGCCAAGACTCAGAGAAGTCAAGAGTTCGTCGTCTGATGTATAGAGTTCAAAATCAGCCATTATGACAAGCTCTCTACGAGGGTTAGCGTTTGATCGTATTTCAGTTCGCCGCCATCCTCAAACGAAAACGACTCCTGAACGCGCTTCAGGTAATAGGTTCCCCCCGGAATAGTGACGACCGTTCCGTTGACCGTCCAGGGCGAATCGGGGAGAATCACCCGCATCGCCATTGTCTCGATCGGAATAGGAACAGGGGTCTTGACGGTAATTTGGAGGTTGCGCGGAGAGACGCCTTCTGCGGTCCGGTTGAAAACTCGGTCCCTGATCTGTTCGCAGATTGTCTCGCTGTCTATATCGTCATGTTTCACCGTCTGCGCAGGATGATAGCAGCGTATCCCATTGATGAACTTCCCGGCGCCGACTTTGAAATATTCCCGCCTAAAAACATCATCTTTGCTCTTGCCAGAAGCCTTCTTGTCCTTGATCGGAGTTTCGAGTATCTGGTCTTGAAACTTAGAGCTACCAGAGAGCGTGTCAAATTCCCAATCGCGCTTGATGAGTGTATACGGGTCCGACCTGCTGATTTCTGTCCACCGCTGGGCTGTCAAACAGGTTAACAGGTATTGATAATCTTTGTCGATCATGTCTCGGGATGAGTTGTTACGGATAATGTCGCTCAGTCGCTTAGGATCCACATAAGCTTCTTGAATTTTGTCGCACACGATGACCTCGTGAATCACCTCGCGAGTCATGGAGAGATCGGGGGCATTTTTGAAAATGTCCTGGAACGTGGCCTTCTGTTTGGTCCACATCCACTGCGCTTCAAACGTAAAATCGCTCCCGTTTTTTTTGAAAAACCAGACACGCCCGTATTCATTGACATACGTCTCCAAAATCTGTTTGCTCTTAGAATACTTGTATGCTGTGACCACCCGGGACAGCTCGTTTCCGGCCGTTCCAAAGACGCTAACTGTCTGGGTGATTGGAATCCAGCGCTCACCTTTTGCGCCACGCTCGACATGATAGCCTATCGAAATCTCTTGCCGGTCCGCACGCTCTGGGAGGTATTGCAAGACGCCTGCCCCGAAAGTATTGCTATAGACCTCCATCTCCCCTAGATTTTTTGCCGCCTGAGCCGCTGACGACAGATAGGAGATCGAAGAAGTCACAGTCTCGTCAACAGACATCTCCACGGGAGTGAGCTTGACGAGAGCCATGTCCGGCTTGTCCCATTGATTGGTTCTGTTCCTAAAGTTGCGCCCCATCACAATCAGATGATCAACGATCTTCCGACTCCGGTCGTCAGACGTGCTCACAGATACGATTGTAGCGTTGCTCAGCGTCATCGTCTGTAAGGTCTCGATGCTTGCGTCATCCCCCTCTACGTCCAGTACGTAGATCGTGGGGCGGCTGGACGCGTCTTTTGCGGGAATGATCTGAAAAGTCGGTTGCCAGATCGCGAAATTCGCCTTGATAGCCTCCCACCAAATAGTTCCACTGGGCACGGTGAAGGTGTCTACGAGGTCAATGTCTGGGGTGTTGCACACGAAATCAAACCCCACGAGGTTTGCTAAATACCGGCCAATGTCGTGATGTGTCCGCGGCCCCATGATGCACTTAATGTTTTCGTCTTCAATGTCCTTGCCGGGTAACCGCGGGTGGAAAAGTCTGGTTCCCGAGGTACCGTTACCCAGGACCACGCCGTCAACAATGCGGGCCGTGGGGTCAACGTCCGATAACCAATCCGAGTTAATAAAGCAGTAGGTTTGCGGGACCGCATAGTTCAGTATGTCCTGAACAACATCGAACCCACCATCCGAGGAAATCTGAGTCGTCGCTTGGTTCACTCCGTCACTGATCGAGCTTTTCAGTGCTGTCCCGTCTGTCACCTTCGGCCATAGGTTCCCCGCGAACCCGAGAGAGATGTCCCACAGATCATCGACTGATACGTTTATCGGTTCAGCGAACGTCAGATCCCATGATCGCGCAGCCTTGCCATGCTCCCAGGTGAGGGAACCGGATTTCACGCGAACGGGGCTATCGTTCCGCAACACTTCGACTTTGAATCCAGGGATAGCACCCATTAGGGAGCCTCTATAATCAGGTTTAGCTCTCCGGTCCAGCGATCCTGTCTTTTACTATGAACCTGTGGATGCAGAGCGCGCTTGTCGTTATTTAAATAGGAATGTTTCACGTTTGTCACACCATTAGCTCGTGCAAAACGAACAGTAACGGAGCCATCCCCTAAATTTGCTGAATAACTTCCCCCTGATTTGCACATAGCCTTGAGGCTCGCCACGTTACTCCACGGTTCCCAATCGAAAATGAGCTTCTCTACCATGTCTTGCACAGGCGACTCGTATTCGAGAGACACCATGTTGCCGTCTTTGGTACGAACGTCGCTACCGAGAATCACAGGATCGTCAGGGTTGACACGTATCAGCGGGTAGGTGAATGTTACGCTTCCTATTGTGCAGGGGGTGCTCATACGTTACTCCATGTCTGTAACGTTCCCGTGCTGTCCTGTATTAGGATCGTGATATTCTCTTTGATGTTTGCCAGCTTGTCAGCGAAGACGAGCAGCTTATCTGCTACCACCATGTGTTTGGTAGCCGCTTCGTCAATCTTGGTAGCGCCCTGCTCAATTGGAGATGCTCCTGCCTGGGTTTCGCTCGTTTTGCTTCCCTGATATGCATCAAGCCGTCCTTGTGCAGCCCCGGCTATGTTCCCCTCGATTTCTTGTTTCCTCGCATTGGCTGCGTCGTAAGCGCGTTGCAATAGGCCCGCACGTTCTTTTGTCGGGTCCGTAGCCATCCTCTGCTTATCTTCATAATCATATCGAAGCATCGTGGCGCTGTCGGGGGAATTTGATCTTCTCCATTCATCAGATGGTTGAAACGCTGTGTCAATTTGGGCTTGAATGGGATTACGCGACCCACCCAAACGCGTCTGTTCCTCTGCGAGCCTACGGGCCTCCGCTTCAAACTGAGCCTTCTCGGCATCGGCTGGTCCTATTATGGCCGCAGTCTCTGGGCTTCTGAAGGCCCCCAGCAAGGTGGGAGCGCCAGCCAGCGGAGAAGTGGAGGCATTCGGGCCTGTTTGGGCCGCGGCCGCAGTGGTGGTTGCCCGCTGTAGTAATTCTTCGGCCTTTGCTAGATCTCGCTGCCCCGTTAATGCTTCTGTGTTTTTCTCCAGCGCTATGATCAGGGCCTTGGTGGCATCCATTTGGTTCTTGATGCCATCAAGCTGCAATTGCCCAGCCTGTTGGACGCCCTTGGTGGCCTGTTCCTGATATTGTTTCGCTGTATCGACCTGACCTTGGTTGACCGCGAGGAGTTCACTCCCGATAGTGCTTATGAGTTCCTGCGCCGTACCCTGAGCCTGCCCTTTACTGACATCCGAGCTACTCCCAACGCCCTGAGCCTGCCCAAGCGCTTGCTTGTAAAAAGCTTCCGCCTCTTTTGTCTGGCCAGCGGCCTGCGCTTCTCGTGCTCTCTGTATCGTAGTCTGAACGTTCTGGACTTCAGAAAGCCACTTCGCTGTCCCGGTCAATCCCGACGTTGCCACGGATCGCTGAGCGTCCGCAATGGCCTGAGCGCTCGTCTTCATGTTCTGCTGCAACGCAGCGATATTCTGACCGAGGCCCGCAAATGCCTGTTGTGCATCCTGTGCGAGCTTCATGGCCCGCTCCGGGAAGGTAGGCATCAGGTCCGCGGCTTGCTTCAACTTCGCTTGTGCGTCGGACAGCTTCATTTTGAGCTGGTCGTATTCCGACGCGGCCCCTACCTGAAGATTCCGCAGAGCATCCGCTGTGGACTTCTGAACATCCTGTGATTGCGTAGCAAGATCTTGGATCTTCTTTTCGTATTCCGTGCGCTTGGCAAGCTGCTTATCGAGTTCCTGGTTTATGGAATCCGTGAGCTTCTGGCCTTCAACCAACCGCAACTCGGTCTGTTGCTTATCGAGTTCAATGAGCTTCTGATTGGCTTCCTGGGCCTTGTCGCCTTCCTCCTTAGCTTGCTTGGTATAGAGCGCCCGCAACGCCTCAATCTCAGCCTCTTTCAGGTTAATGGTCTTCGCGTAGGTATCCTGGGCAATTTGTATGCGCCGTGCGGACAATCCTATCTCGTAGTTCTGGATCGCAGCGGCTCGCAGTTGTTCGGACTGAATCGAGGCGGTCAATGATGCCTTGGTTTGTTCGTCCTCCTGCTTGATGGCGGCTTGTCTTTGTTTGGCCGTCACCCCAATAGTCTTCAGTTCAATATCGGCCTTGGCCTTCACGTCTCCGATTTGCTGGTCAAGTGTTCGGATGGGGCCGCCTTGAATGCCTTGAGCTGCCAGCTCATTGCCAACCTGCTCCATGTTCTTCTTAAAGCTCTGTGTACTCTGGAAGTAGGCATGACTGAGGGCTTTCTCAAGGTCTGCGGTCAGCGCCTTGTCGCCGAAGGCTTTCTTGAATTCAGCGACTATACTCTTGTAATTGATACCCCCGGAACCAATGCCCCCAGCTTTGGCAAATTCCGTGGATATGAACGACTCCGCGAGCTCAGCGTTCTTTCCGGGGGAAGATGCGCTTCCGGCTGTGGATGGCCCTTTACCTATTATCGTTTCAAGGTAGTTAATAAACGGCAACATCGCATTCAGCGACTCTTTGATAGATTCGGGCAAGGAACTGAATGCATCCTTGGTGTCCTGTGCGAGAAACGCAAGGGCCTCACTGAGTTGAGGTATAACCTGGACCCATGACGAAAATCCTGTTGCGATGGTCCCCATAACAGGCCCGAGGAACCCGATATTCATGGCAAGGGTTCCCAGTGTGGTCCCCGTATTGGCGAGAGCATCGCCCATCGTTCCGATGCCGGGATTCAGGGAACCGGACAGGACAGCAGACAATCCAGCCATGACGACGGTAGCCTTGGCGCCTCCATCGGCCATGATCTTCCAGCCAAGAGCGCCTCCGCTACCAGGTTGCTGTCCCGGGGTAGCAACTGGAGCGCCTCCTGCCGTAGGTTGGCGGCCAGTCCGACCTGAATACGGTACATTCAGAGCGTCGATGGCGGCCTGATTCTGGCGACTGACCAAGCTCGCCTTTTGTTGAGCGGAGGCGTTCGCGGTTACAGCCTGGGTATTGGCATTCAAGACCGCTGTCGATTCGCGGATTGCTTGGGAAGATCGTTGGAACAGACCGAGTATCGTTTGCTTTATTGTCCCGAGCGCAGCCCATCCTTTGCTCACGGCGGCCACGGCAATGAACAGACCGCCCATAGCCGTTACGAGCAGCCCGGCCACGACTCCTATTGCTCCAAGCCCGGCCATGACGTAACCGATGGCAGCAGAGAGTTTCGGCCATTCCTTCGCCGTTGCTGAAATCCAGTTCATTAGACCAGATAGCCAATCCGCGGCACCCTTCACAGCAGCCAGAAACGGAGTGCCCAACGTCTTAACCAGCTCGTCAAACGCATTCGAGAGCCGAGTCAGTGCCGCATTCATGCCAGCCGTGGCTACGTTCGTCATCTCCTTGAGAGACCCAGATGCGGCCTGATTAGCTGTTGTGAGCTTCTCGATCTCTTCACGGTTCTTCGTGAGGACCACGGCACTCGTGGCCCCATAGACCCCGAATATCTGAAAGGCATCCTTCGCTGTTAGCCCGGCTTTTTGCAGCCTGTCAAAGGTCGCGGCAAGATCAACATTCCCGTTCGACTGCTTTGCGATCTCTACACCAAGACGTGCTAGAGCGTTCCGGGCTTCGCCGGTAGGATCCGAAAGTTTTTCTATCATCCTCCGCAGACCGGTTCCAGCTTCAGAGCCCTTGATACCGTTATTGCTCAACACGCCGAGGCTTGCCGCCGTCTGTTCCAAAGACATCCCGACAGTCGATGCGATGGGGCCAACAAACTTAAACGCTTCCGTCAGCTCCCGCATGCTGGTAGTGGTGTCGTTAGACGTCCGGCTCAGCACGTCGCCGGCCCGGCTCGCGTCTTCGGCCTTCAACCCGAATCCATTCAGGATGTTGATCAGACCTTCAGCCACCTCGCCAGCGTTCTGTTCTTCCGCTGCCGCGAGTTGTAAAACTGTCGGCAATGTCGCCATTGCCTGAGTCGCATTGTAGCCAGCACGGGAAATCTCCAGTAGCCCTCCCGCTGCCTGGGTAGACGAGAATACGGTAGTAGCCCCCATCTGCCGCACGCTGTCTGTAACTTTCTTGAAGTCCTCCGGCGTCATGTTCGCTACGGCCCGGACTTTGTTCATGGCGTGTTCAAAGTCGCCGGCGCTTTTCGTTGCCAGAACCACGGGCGCAAGCATGCCTCCGCCAACCGCGGCTAGCGATACTCCCATCCCCACTAGCGATTGACCGACACTCTCGATTTTGTTTCTGAGTTGTTCCGCGGCTTGTTGTGCTTGCTGTAGACCCACAGCGATCTGATTACCGGCCTGAGTCGCCTTCTGACCGACCTGTTGAGCGGACTGCCCCAACCCCTCAAGTTTCGCCCTGATAGCGGTCAGGACTGCCCCAGCCTGGTCAAGGGCCTGCACGACGAACTTCACTTCAAATTGCTTGTTGTTGGTCGCCATGTTCAGGCCCCGTTACACTATTTTGTCTTGGTTGTGAGGCGCATATACTCGGCCATCGTGGCATCCTCGTTTTCCGGGGACCACTCCTGCCAATTGCGATCCTGCGCTCCGTCTGGATTGTTCTTGGCTATCAGGCCATCTGTAATTCGCAATAGCGTCTGGAAAGAATATTTCTCGACCACATCATAATCTTGGCCTTCAAGTATCAGTATTACCTGTAGTTCTTCGATTATGTCGTCAAGGTCTGTGAACCCGAATCCGGCGTCTCCACTTTGACCCCGAAGAGGTCTTGCCATTTCCGAACCCGGGCCCGCCAGTTTCCCAGGTTGATCGTATGTTCCAGGAATGCGTCAATCACCTGGGCGATCGCGTTGGACGGCAAATCCTCTGCTGTCCACTCCGGGATGTCCGGCACGGTAACGGCCATGTTGAGGTAATCGAAAAGCTTATCGCCCCACTTCTCGATCAATTCCTCGTTGGTCCCGCCGGTGATGATATTCTTGAAAATATCCCACAGGAAAGTTGTCGCCTTCATAAGCTTCCCTGCGGGAATGGGGCGGACCTCAACAGTCACGCCATTGCAATCAATCTCAATCGCAGCATAAGCCTTTGCCTTTTTCTCGGCAGAGCGTTCTTCTTGACTCACAAATCACCTCGATTACAGGGTTTCAGGCAACGAGCTGTAGCCGAACACGCTATCGCCCGCATCGTTTGAATGGTTCGCATAATCGGCCAACGCCTCAATCTCAAAATCCAGCTTCCCGTATTCCTTGCGGGTGAAGAACGATGCGTCGCCGGTCGGTTTCAGGACGCCCCTGTGCATGTGGTGGGTCCATTTCTCGCCCCTGGTATACCGGGGAACGACTTTCAACGCGAATTCCTGCATAGGGTTAGTCAGATGGTAGACCGTGCGTGCCCCGCTCTTGGCGCCGAGGAAAAACATCGCAAGGGTGTCCTGATTGAGTTGGTCGCAGGAAATCTTCCAGGTGAGACCCGTCTGGACTGGATCTTGAGCGTCTTTCACGTCAGGACCATCGCGGTTCGTGTAGTGTTCGGCCACATCGACCTTTACCGACGCCTTGACGTCAGGAACCGCTCCCAGGTCGTTGAAATCACCATAGTCTAAATTGAAAGATCCGGTCTCGTCGGTCCATCCGCCCACGTCCGGTTCTATGTCGCCACTGCGAGGGGCAAGATAAAATATGCCCCCACCCAACGTTAATTGCTGCACACTGTAAGCCATATCGATTACCTCCGTATCAATTGTTGATCTCTATTATTCGTTAAGCAGCTCAACGATGTCTTCAATGAATTGCACATCAAATTGCATGCCCTGATAAACGACATTCGGCCCGAATCGGGTATCGAACGCCAATTGCGAACGACCCGTTCGTGCGAACCCCGTCACATCGTCGCTACTAGCGACCGCCTCATAGATGGCGCGCAGGATTTTTCTCTGGAACGCCGAATGCTCGGATGCGGTTGTGGCTGCCGTTGAGCCTCTCAGGACAGTTACAACGCCGATTTGCATGGTTGTGAGATTGTTGCGTTGCAGTATCTCCGGTTCATCAACTGTATCGCCGAGGTCTAGCACGAACGCCGCGGGGAATTCGTCAAGCTGGACGGCCAGCACGAGGCCGAAATCGCGGGAAGCGACTTTACAATCAGACACATCTGAGAGCGCCGTTTCCCATTCGCTCAATATGGCTTCGCGTTCGTCTGCCATCAGCCCTGTAGCCTCTCTTGGATGCGTTGAATGATGAGGTTCATTGCGTTATCCCAGAATGCGTCATCAGCAAAGATCGGTCCCACAATGCCCCCAGGAGCCTGTTTCGAGAACCCACCCTCAACCCTCCACGGAGTCCAAGGAACGCCTTTCGGCATCGGGCCTTTCGGTGGATCCGGGTAGAGCCCCTCTTCAAGAGGCCGCATGTATGGAGTTTCATTGAATACAGAGATCCCGCGAGCTCCTGAATCAGCTTGTATGCTCCACGCGGCACGGGCTGCGCCGCTACGCTTCCACTTGCCAGTCCCGGCCTTGACCTTTCCTTTTTTGGTCTTAGCCTGCTTTGTGTATTTCCAGCCGATAGGGGTGGCAGACTGAACTTCATTTTTGAATAACCGGCTGACGTCCTGGACACCAACCCACGAACCACCAGGTAGAGCTGTGTTTAGGCTCTGTATCGCTATGGCGTTCTGGATTATGTAGCTAATGGCGAGCATTACCTCGGCCCCCAGCACGTAACCTTGATTATGAATTCGAGCGATTTGTTGATTTCAGCTACAGTGAAATCGGATCCTGCATCGGTTACAACGTCGTTTCTCGTAAGATCTTCGAAAGTAACCCCAGACGGCAAGTCAGACTCCCGAATGTAGTATATGCGCTCACCTTGCTGACCAGCAACGTGGTGCTCCATCTCCGCGTCACCGACTTTGTGCTTACCGTGGACGGCAGGCACGGAGAACGTGCTCGCAGCGGTAGACCGGCCTTTATAGAGCGACCATGTTACGGTTCGCACCAACTCGGTGTCAGCAAAAAAATGATCCTCTACTATTTCGAGTATTTGGTCCTGGAAATCACTGAGAGGCATTACAATGTCTCCGGTAGTAGCGCATAACTGCGAAGTCCCGGCCCCATGCTGGCCCCGCTTATCCAGTCCTCAAGCAGCAGAATGATGTGAAAATGCTCGCTGCGGATGACACGCTCGATCATGGAGTTGTCTGTGACCGATAACGGCCTGTCCGATGTAACTATCTTCAGGCCACCATCAAATAGGTTGAGTTCCTTGACCTGCGGCTTCTTGCCTAGCGGCCCTCGTGCCGGGTCTGTCACCCCAACGAGACCCCGGAAAATCACCCCATAAGCGATGTAACACTGGGCCATCTCGATCTCTTCGGGGATAACATCTGCTGCCGCAATCTCGTCCGTCGTCAACCCCAGGATATTCAAGCTGGTCCACTCATACACACGATAACTAGGGGCGAATATCCCGTGAGGCTGGTCCGGTAGTTCCGTGTAGTATCGTGGAAACGGTAGCGACTGATTCAGGTGGACCGGCCACCCTTTGTACGAATAGCGGCTCCGCATAAACCGGGCTGCCAAGATCAGACAAAAAATCTTCTTCGCGTCCGTAGCGGCATCCCACGCAGTAGTAGGGTATGGACCGGCGGCAATAATCTCGTCTGCCCTTGCGAGCGTCACGAAACTATTTGCGGTCTTGCCCCCTACTCTTGCGTTGAGTTCCACGATGGCCACTCCATTTGCAGCCCAAACGCCTCAAGTACATCAGCGTCTGGGTCTCCACTATTAGGCATAATCTTGAAAACCGGCCTGCCCGAGCGTTTTGCGTTGACTCGTGCGCATGCGTCGGCTACCCGCTGAGACGCGCAAACCGGGGTGTCTTGAAAAAACTTGTAGGATTCTTGAGGCCCGAGACATATCTCGTAAGTCGCCGCGGGCCTCAAGAGGGTTATTGTCGGCATAGTTCCCCTCTCGGCTTACAGGGTGCCTTCCATTTCGAGATCGAGTCCCTCAAAAATTGCTATGCCAGAGTCCTGAGCCAACTCTACATCCATTGCGAGCCGCAGATAGTAGGCGTCCGTGCCCGGGGCTGGATCGTGTTTTTCTTCAAGGAACATCTCAATAAAGAATCCAGGGCAGATGTTCATGCGGTTTGTGCAGATGATCACATCGTTGGCCAGCATCGCCATCGGTTTGACGAATACACCCTGTAGTTTGATTCTGTCGCCCGGGTCCGCATTGTCGTAGTAGACGGCCTGTGCGAGATTCCTGTTGTGGGTCAACCAGTTCGCGTAGACGGCCTCTACATCATCGGAGCAGTAGAAACGAAGGTCTGGCTTGTTGTTTCTGGCCCTCCACGCCTTGGGTAGGCTCAGGTACGCCTTCAGGAACGGCTCGTCTGTGATTGTCGAGGGGACGTCTGTAGAGTCGATGACTCGGCCTCGGGCTCGGGCTTTTTTGATGATGCCGTCAAAAGCGTCGAGGCCATCCACAGCGGAGTCGGTATCGCCGTACCAGCACGTTTCCTCTATGTCTAGATATACCTCGTCTACGAGCCGACTTTTCACGTATGCCCCAATACCGAGCTTCATGATGTTCTCGTTTTGGACATGGTAATTCAGCTCTGTGGCAGCCCTCATCCATACGGCGTCAAGTTGGTTCCTGGAGATGGTCAGAGACGAACGTTGTGCGTCCGTGGGGGCGACTCCAGCGACGTCCTTAAAAAGGACGCGAGAACCAAATCCTGCAACATCAATGTCCTGTTTCATGGACGTCATCCGTTGCACGTTGGCTTCCTGCAAAAAGATGCTCTTTGCCTGCATCGCAACTATGAACGAATCGGATACAGCTTCCGGCAGAAGGCCGCGGCCGTATGTGCCCCCTGACAAGTAATCGCTGGTCAGGTCGGCTTTGAACAACTTTCTTGAATTGTCTATTCCTGGAGCGGACATGGTATCAATTCCTCCCAAATCAATTTGATTCATAAGCCCGTTATCGGGCAGTTGCGCGTTTCAAAATTTCCTGGTTCCACGGGTCAGCCAATCGCGGGTCGTCGGATTTGACGGCCCGAGGGTCTTCAGTCTCCGTATGGACCCGATTGCCCTGGTGCTGGAGTGCATCGGCTTTCTTGGCTGTATCCGCCACCGCCGTCTCCAGTTTCTCGACCTTCTCCAGGAGTGGGGCCATTTCGGCCTTCAAGGCTGCTACAATCTCGTCCTTGCTCACCGGTTCAGTCTTAGCGGCGTTGGGGTCCACAGTTGCGGCGTTCGGATCAATCACCGGTTCCTTGAGCTTCTGCGATTCATCGAATTTGAGTGCCAACGCATCCACTTTTTCTGTAAGCGGACACAGAACCTCTTTGACCAAAGCGGTCGTTTCCTCTGCGTTCATGTCTATTCCTCCGTTGTCTTGATTTTCTTTCGGGAGTCCGTCGAGCTTTTGCATCAGCCGTTTCTCGATCTTGCGCAGCTCGATAATGGTCTGCCCGGTGAACTCGCTTGCGCCAAAAGGACGCCTCTCTTCTGCTTTACCGGCTACGGGCTGATTGCCTGTTTGAGCGAGGAGCACCTCAAGGAATGCTCTGAGAGCATCGAGCGCGGCCATGACGATCTGTCTCCGCTGGTCTGCGGTGCTCATCATTTGGCTGAAGGCTCCGAAAATGAGGTCGAAACATCGATAGAGTTCGTGGTCGAGGAGTTCCCCGAATGAGATCTCGCGTTCGTGTGTAATGGTCGCGGCCGTATCCTGTAGCGGCATGGTTACAGTCACGGCGTCCGCTTTCCCCGCTAGCGGTTCTCCGGTAATCGCTTTGATTGCTGTATCTCCAATGGGAACGGGGGCGTTGAGCCGCGAGAAATCGCTTTTCTGTGCCAGGGTATAGACCTGGCTTGTGCCGTCAGTGGACACCTCGGCGCCTTCTATTTTCGAGAAGTCCTCCCCAAAAAGCTCCTTGAGTAATTCAATATCCCCGCCTTCAGGCACAATGATTGCTTGAACTATTTGCCCGGCCAACTGAGTACCTCCTCTGCCCGTTTAAATTGTGTGATGGGCATCCAATTAGCCCCGTGCTCGACAAGCGAAATTGCGATAACGGAGAGTTTTGTCATCCAACTGACGAGCTGCAATTTAGAGACGTATTGAATGTCGAGCTTGAAGAAATCAATTGGGTGCGTATGCCCCTGAGCCATCTCAGTGGCGGTCGATTGAAAAACCTCATGTTTGTGTCCCATCGTCTCGCCGGTGAGGGTCGGCATGATCCTGGTGCGGCCATCGAATTCCAAACCCAGCGGATGAACGTGTGGCTCAATAGCGTCGGAAAATGATTGCTCAGTGGACCCTTTTGCGGATACCGGGTTCGCTACTAGCGTCGGGTATCGTGTCCGCGTTACCGCAAGACCGTCCTCCCGCATCGGGTCACTATCAATTTCGAGAGAGACGCCGTTAATGACGCCCATCTCGACCCCAGCCTGTAGCGCTGGGTCTTTCAGCCGCATGGCCCCCGCCCACGTGCCAGGCATCGGGAACCTCGGATCTTGTGGAATACTGATGAATGATTCACAAATTGCGGCGTCGGCCTGGATACCATCATGCTGGACGTCAACGTTTTGAGCCCTCCCGGAGGTCATCCACTCATGGGCAGTGAGCATCAAACTCTCTGGTAGAATTGCGTCCTCCCAGGTATCCACGGTCCAGGGGGCATAAATCGGGAAATAAATGAGCTCCCTTGAGCTGGACCGAATTAATTGGGCGTCGGCCTTCTTTCGCAGCATTTCCATTCCGCCGAGGCTTGCTAATTACGGGCTAGGTCAGTGGCCTCTGCGGATGGTATTAACTCGGAAGGTTAATCCTAGTCAAGAAAAATATGGATAAGTAGCTAGTTTTAGGTTAAAAAGTGTCATTTTGTTGCGAGGAGACGAGCTATGTTGTGGTAATGATTTAGAAAGACAAAATAAGTGATAATAAAATCAGAGAATCAACCGAGGCGGTTAACATGATGACCGAAAAAATTTTTAAGGTTTCAAGTCCCGACTTTATGCGTGGGGGGTGCCACCTTGTGTTCAAACAATCCGCAGGGTACTCCTTTTTGTACTCCCGGCGCTTTTTGAGTTTGCGTAAATATCTGAGATTGCAGCACCGCGTTTTGATCAAAAACCAACAAAAAAGGACCACCTTGCCGGTGGCCCTGACTAAATTGTCTAATAATTTGTGGTGCCTGAGGACGGACTCGAACCGTCACGGGGACTAGCCCCAAGGGATTTTAAGTCCCTAATTAGGAACCGTATCTCCATGTGATAACAGGTTGATAGCATCGTCAATCCCCAATTGGTACGCCTTTTTGTACACCCCCCTGCCACAAAGCTGCTCAACAGCCGCGCGTTGATCGTCAGCTAAAACATGTGCATACTTCTCTGTTACTGCCGCTGTGCTGTGACCGAGGAACAGTTGCACGAGCCGGAGGTTCCCAGTTAAACGGAGCAGTTTTGTCGCTGCGTGGTGTCTGAGGTCGTGGAACCGGAACGGTTTTGTTATCCCCGCCAGCTTCTTGACTGCTTCAAAGGTGCCCACAATATCCGTATACGGCTTGTTCGTTAGAGGATTGGGGAAATACCATCCCTGATCGTTCGGCGTCACAGACTGGAGTGCTCCTTGAACGGCTTCGTTGATGTAAGCGACGTGGGTCCGGTTACGCTTCTGTCTGACTATGATCATGCGAGATGCCGCGTGGATCTCATCGACATGAAGTTTCAGTATATTTTGCTTGCGGAGGCCGGTGTGAATTGCGATCAAGATGATTTCGTGGAGGTTGAGCGGCGTCATGCCGCCCTGGTTATGTCCTGGCTTGTTGGGTAACTCTTTTGCCGCGATCAACAGGCGCGCCTCTTCGTCGTCAGAGAGCCACCGAATCAACGTGTTATCCGGGTTGAAGAGCTTTACCTGTTCAAACGGATTCGGCCGGCCCCACGCCCCCGAATTCCACGCGGCCTTGCACATCGCAATGTGTTTGTCACAGTAGGACTCAGAATTTCTTCCCGCGATCAACCATGTTTGGAATTTTCGAGCTTGGTCAGGCGTGATACGTGAAATATCCACGTCCCCGAAAAAAGTAAGCGCCCGGTCAAAAAACAGGCGCGCTCGTTGGTGGTAGTCCTTCTTTTCGGCGCACATCTTCGCTACATGGCCGTCAAGGAGTTCTCCCAGGAACGTGGGTGCCGAGATTATGCCCCGTCCGATCTCTAGTATAAATCGGGCGTGTTCGGTCTCTGCATCCGAACGCGTGCATATCCCGAGGCTACGCGTTACGAGTCTCCCCCTGACTTTCTTGACGAGATAGACCGATTTGTGGACCGCCCCCCCACACGAAGGATTAGGACAGATCCTTGTTCCGTACGTCACGAACTGGCGGCATTTAGAGCACCGCTGCTTGATAGGCATAATGAATCAACGACTGTAGATATTGTCCCGGTTATCCTGGAGTTTAAGTTTCTGCTGTCTCAAAATCTCCCGGCGGCGCGTATATTCAAAAGCGGGAATTTGATCTGTAATCCACAGGCGCTTGACGGCTTCTTCGTCGGACTCAATCTTCCTGATCTGGCTTTGGACGATTAACTTGGCTTGTTCAATTTCGCTCCGTTGTTCCTCTTTGGACCTGGGTCTGTTCATCTCGGCATTATATGCATCCCTGCCCGCCCGCTCCGCTGCCTGTCGTCCCCTATTGGCACTCTCTTTCTTGAGCAAAACTATCATATCTTTCAGCTTCAGGTCTGAAATACGGTCTGGCTTAGTTTGAATGGTCTTATTGCATATCGTAATTGCTCCCAGTAAATCGCCCTTGCGTGCCATCCCGCGTGCCTGATCGAGAATGACGTCCACCTCGTCTGCCGTCGGAGGAGCGGCCAGAATAGTGGACGAACAAACCAGCGCGCACGCAACCATCACAGCGACAAACCAAGTTTTCATAATGTCCCCCTTGTAGTATTTTCTCCTATTTTACCGGTTAAAGAGCAGGAATGCCAGAGCCAAAAAGATGGACAACGCGCTCACGATCCACCGTGTGGTCCATCGGTCCCGTTGAAAGCTGTTGATAAAAAGAGGTGTTCTCATTTTTGGTAGTGGGTTGATTGAATCATAAGCTTGAGAAGTTGCCTTTGAGCACGCCGAGCATTATACCGTACAATCGGAAAGCCGCTGATGAGCTTGCAAGAAGCAGCCCGAGGCTGATTGGCACCAACCACCGGGCCACTCCGTTACGGAAGCGCGCCGCCCCACGCGCCCCCCGGTTTAAGGGGTCAGTTTCTTCCTTTTTTCGGGAGGCCGCTTTTTAGGGTCCCCCCTTCTTAACCCAAGAGGGTTTGTAGGGGAGTCTCTTTTGTCCGGGACATCCCGTCCAGATTGCCAACAATAAATTTGTCTTCCAGATGCCCCCGCTTTTTCAAGTCTATCGTTGAGCTTAGCTAGATTTTTCATCGTTATGTTTGCACCATTCAATGCCTCGCTCAGACGATTTGCTTCTATCCCGAGCTTTAATGCGGCTTCGTTTTGAGCATCGGGGAGTCCCAAGTCTGACATGAGTTTTCTTAACCGTTTGCCTCGTTCCAGGTCTATTGCCATGAATTCACCAGAGTCTTCAATGTTGTCAACCATGTGATATTGCTCCTAATCAAAAATAAGACCGCCCTGCTCAAAAAATATCCTTGACACCGGAAAACGTATCCGGTATACCGGACAAAACGCAGTCAAAAACCACAGGTCCCGCTTCCGATACTTTATACCGTATACGGAATTATGGGGGATTGTCAACTAGAAATTGAGGGCTCTAGGTATGTCCTTTTATGATGTTGTTATGAATAGCGCTGCTCCTGGGGAAAAAGAGAAAGACGTCGCGATTCGGGCAGGGGTGGCGCGGACTACTCTTAGGAACTGGACACATCAAATTCCCGACGCTCTGTCTATAGCGAAGGCTGCTTGTGGGCTTAACATGAGGCCCGGTGTGCTTTTTGAGGAATTCCTGGCCGACCATGACCGCGAACACGAGCAGAAATGCTCAAACGGATAAAGGGGGAAGACAACATGAACGCCTTGACCATGAGATTCCAAAATACCGACTTCAGAATCGTTGAGGCTGATGGACAGAAATGGATAACTGCCAACGCTCTTTCGTCTGGACTTGGGTACAAAAAGGCGTGGGCATGTCGGAAGTTGATTGCCGAATTGACCGCCAATGGAGAGCTTCGCGAAGGTAGCCACTTCAGGTTGCTCCCTTTGGAGACGCTTGGCGGCGTCCAAAAAACGGTTGTTTTGTCACACCGCGGAGTAATCCGGGTTTGCATGAGAAGCGACGCCCCGCATGCCGGCGAGTTTAGAGATTGGGCAGAGACGGTTTTGTATGAGGTCATGATCACAGGTCAGTATAACTCGCCGGTCCTCACCCAAATCCTGAACCAGCTCAACGAGACGGTCATGCTTCAGGGGAACATGCTGAACAACCTCATGAAGCGCATGAGCGCCACGGATGAGTGGAGAGCCCAGACCTTCATTCCCGCTCAGACCGACAATTCCTTCTGGCCTACGCCAACACAGAGACTCAAGGTTCTCGTCCACAAGGATCGACTGCCCCCGAGATTCAACAGTGGTGGCTCGTTCGACTGGTACGCATCAAAACGACACGCCGCTCTCCGCGGGGGACTGCTCTCCATCAGGGACCGCCGCAAGCAAAAGAAGATGCCCGACTGTGTTATCGAGCCCTGTCCCGAGAACGATCAGTTCCTCCGTGAAGCATTCAAGGCGTGGCTGGGCGAGAACCCGACGGTACAGCAGACGCTTAGATTGTTACCGACGAAGTGTCTTCCGAAAGCCCAGAATACCGAAACATTCCCCGTCCAATAGGGAGCCATCATAATGAAAATCACACTCCTACCCATCGAAAAGATCAGACCAAATCCTGATAACCCGAATCCACATTCGCAAGAGAATGTTGCAACCCTCGCAGCGAATATCAAGGAGTTCGGACTCATCAATCCGATAACCGTCCGGCCTCTTCATGATGTCAATGGAGATACAGGCAAGTTTGAGGTAGTCGCGGGCGCCGGGCGTCTCCGTGCCTATGAAAAGCTTTGGTCTGACGCTCGATCTAATAAGGCAACCCAACACTGGACCGATATCCCTGCAATCATCATTTACGACCAATCAGACTACGGGGTATGGGGCCGCAACCTTTCCGAGAACAAGTTGCGCTCCTTCAACTGGCAAGCTGAGTGCGTGTGCTTCGCGAGGATGAGGGCGGAAGGGAAAGAGTGGAAGCAGATTGCGAAAGTGTTCGGGCTGAAGCAACAGACAGACGTGCTCGGACGTATAGCTGTAGGGTCTATACCTGGGATCGAAAACGTTATGTTGCAACATAATGTTTCTATGGATGACGCTATTCGTTTTCTCCTCCCCCTCCGCATTGAAACCTCTCGCAACCCAGATAACGGAAACGAGCGCGTTTACGACTACTCCGAAGTGACGGCCTGCATCGACAAGCTGGTCTCCGGGGAATTGAGTAAGGAAGACCTACCTACTCACTCAGCAGAGCGCCGCGTCGCCATTAAAGAAGCTCAACAGGCCGCTCGCCTGAAAGAGATTGCCGCACAAGAGCTTATCAACTGGAACAAGAAGCTCAACGAGAAGAACGCCGAGGTCCGACAAGCGAAGGAACAGCTTCAGGCCGAGACCAAGCGGCTTCAAGAACAGGCAACCAAACAGGCTGAAAAACTGAAGGCCGAATACGAAGAGAAGGTCAAGGCCGCCACCGCTGAAATATCCAAAATCCGCAATCAGATCGAGAACGCCGGGGACGAGAAGGCCGAACTTCAACGCGAGATTCAGGAACTCATGGAGGACCGCAACCTCTATGAAGGACAAGTAACCAACCTAGAAAATCAGATCGTTAACCTTCGGGAGCAGGTTGAGCTTGAGGTGGCCGAAAAGATCCGGGCCGAGATGACTGAGCAACTCCGTGTTGAAATCCAGGCCGAGAAGAACGCGGAGCAAGAGGAAGAACTGAACGACGCTTACGACACCATCGCCCGCGAACGTGAGGAGCTTGACCACATTAAACAGCAGCTCGCCAAGCAAAAGGATGACCTGAAGAGGAAGCAGACCGAACTTGAGGAAGAGAAGAAACGCATTGATGCCCAGAGAGAGAAGTCAGCTCAACTTCAAGACATCAACGGATGGATCAAGGTATTCAACAGATTCGGAGACGAATTCATTCACATGATCGGAGTCGCAAACGCCAAACAGTATTGGGACATCATGGAAAAGCCGGAATTTAAGCGAATCTATTCAGTCCTTAGCGGCATAGCAGACCAACTGAGACAGGTTGAAAACAGTTTCCAGAGCAGGGGGATTATCGGAGGCGGTAATGAACGGGGTTAGTTATGCCGGGCTTAATGTTGGGCTGATACACTATCGTATCTTGGTCACAACTGGTCTGTATGATAGGCTTTTTGGGTTTTATAAACTGTGTAGAGACAAACATTTTGGCTTCCCCGTCCCCAGTCCCTTTTTCACGCCTCAGTGGCGTGAACTGAAGCCATACATTTATGAATACAATAGGGATAAATATGACGCGTTGGCAGATCTCGTGAAAGGCGCCTCTAAAGATCATCCTGGTCGCCTGCACTATGAAAGAATGCTCAACAAAGAGTATCGGTCTGTTGATAAATCGTCGATGATGGATGCCTTCAACCACGGGGTCATCCGCGAGTGTTTAACCGGGATTCAGCAACTCAATCCCGAATCTTCTCTCTCTGGGGTAACGGAAGAAACCTCGGCCCGAGATTTACTCAGAGACGTTGGGCTGAAGAATCCATCGGATTTTCACTCTGTAACGTTCCGCATCGTCTCGGTTAATGCCAACGTAGGGAAGTTGATTGGCAACCCCGACCCAAGCAAACGCAGGCGGCGTAAGCAATTAGACGACAACCAAACACATATTGCCTACGGCATGAGATTGTTGGCCCCTGTGTGTGGCAAAGACTACCTCCAGTTGCTTATCTCAACAAAGAGTATCGACGAGGCTGGACGAGCAGCCCTTACGACACACGTTGATGCTAGCAACGATGGTCGGAATAAATTAATTAGAGGAACTCGCAACGGCCTAGTTGATCCCTGGGAAAGCAACTTCTCCTCGTCAATATTACAGAACATTCAGCGACCAACCATCAAACATATTAGGCAAAAATTGATAACAGAAGATCCGACCGAAAACTGACGAGTCCCATAAGCGGCACTCCATGACGACCTCCTTCTTACCTATCCTCGCGCCGGACGAGCGTGACCCCAGGCATCCGGCACGACTCAAGAGAGAAACTATCCAGCCCCCTAGCGGGCTGCAACCTCCTGACTGGTGTGTCTGATTGCAGGTTTGATTAACTCCCCCTCCCGTTGCTCGGCGGTCTGAATACCGAGCATCAAAACAAAAAGCAAAAGAATGAGGTCAACGATGGCCCAATACGAGGCTCTGAAAGTCGTGGCAAAAGAGCTGAAGCTGTCACCGGATACACTGAGAAGATGGTGCGCCAAGGGGTTTGTCACCTACTCGAAACTACCTGGCACAGTTAATGCCCTGTGGCTCATAGACAGGGAGAGCCTGGAGCGCTTCCTGAAACAACACGAGCACGAAGCTACGGAGGACGTGGCAGAACAAGGGGAGAAGATTGAGCCCAATCGTCTACCCGGCAGGCCCCCGAGATTTAAGGCGGTGAGATAATGGCTGGAATGCAGATGCAGATGCTTCAAATCATGGAGCAAGAGAGACCCGACGATTTCGAGGAGACTCCGGCTTCTCTGCTCAATCAGGACGCAAAACCGGAATTTTTGTCTTTAGTAGCAGCTTAGGTGGCAATGGGCGACTCGGGTGAGGTGATGTGCTTCGTCTGCACGAATTCTGCCGGCTGCTACGGGTGCCCAGCCGGTTTTCGCTACAAGGGCGGCGAGCTTCAATACTACCGAACGCCAAAATATGGATACCCCAAGGCATGAGGTTTAGGCATGAGAAGGACTTTCAAGTTCAGGGCCACGATCAATAAAGACACAGAGTCAAAAGCACTCGAATGGTTCTCTCTCTGTCAGCGGCTCTATAACTGTGCTCTTGAGCAGAGGATAGATGCGTACAACAAGGGCTTTGGGAAACGGGACTGTGTTGACACTACAACGTACGGACCTGGCTATATGCCCAAACGAGGTGTCAACGAATACGACCAGGCAAAGCAACTTGTAGAACTCAAGAAAGAATTTCCTGAATACGCTTTGGTGGGCTCTCAGGTTCTTAAAGACGTACTGAAACGTCTTGATCTAGCATTCAAAGCGTTTTTTCGCAGAGCAAAGTCTGGAGCGGGGGCCTCCTCTGGGTTCCCGAAGTTTCGGGGTTACCAATATTACACGTCGTTTACATTCCCAAATTCATCTGGCTGGAGAATCAATGGCAAATACATTGAAGTCGATCACGTGGGCCGTTTCAAAATGTATGATAGCAGGCGGTTATTCCTTACCATCAATAGCGTCGTCAACCTGGTTCCTCAGGCGTCTCGAAACGGTGAAAATTTCCAGGTTTGCACCACCACAATAAAAAAGGAACGTTCGGGGAGATGGTTTGTAGTCTTCAGTTGCAAAGACGTCCCGACACATCCCCTTGAACCCACGAACAAGACAGTGGGGATAGATGTAGGAATAACCCATTTCTCTATGGATTCAGAGGGGAACAGGACTGAGAATCCGAAATTCTTTGAGCAGGAGCAAAAACGCCTACGGGTCCTACAACGGAAACTGTCGAGAGCACAGAAGGGATCGAAACGACGCGAGCAATGCAGGCTAGAGGTTGCTCGCCTACACGAGAAGATAGCCAACAGACGACAGGATTTTATCTGCAAGACTGCTCATGAATACGCTTCTCGATATGACCGTATCGCTGCCGAGAAGTTGAACATTAAGGGGATGGCGTCTAAGGGTGGAGATTACCCCAAACTACCCAAAAAAATACACGATGCTGCTTGGCGCCAATTCCACTTCAGGCTTGAATCTCAATGTGAGGATCACGGGAGAGAGTTTATTCAGGTTCCCGCTCCCAAAACAACTATGACCTGTAGCCAGTGCGGGGCCCAGAAAGAGATTCCGCTAGAGGTTCGCGTTTACGAATGTCCTGCCTGCGGGATGGTCAAGGATAGGACGCTCAATAGCGCCATGAACATCAAGGCAAGAGCTTTCGGTTAACAATTAAACCACTGAGGCACAGTGGGCAGTCGCTAAAGTAGCTCATTAGGGCACGCTTTGACTGCAACCTTCTTAAACCTGTGGGTTAATACATGGAAGGCATTTTCAAGAAAAACCAACGTGATTTCATAGAGGTTAGCCCACGGGCGCAGGGAGATGCCGATTGCCAGCAACGGCGCGGCCAAAGCAGAATAGGTTAGCCCACGGGCGCAGGGAGATGCCGAGGTTGTTCGCGCTCTGAAGTCGGGGCAAAACGGTTAGCCCACGGGCGCAGGGAGATGCCGACGAGAATTCAAGGAGAACACAATGGCCGGACCAACGCAACTCTACTGTGGAACGCGCCTGAAGCTCAAGGATGGGGTCTGTAAATCCTGGGGCGAGGCTACATCAAAGGACAGCCCCGCGTGTGCGGAATACGAAGGAGAGTCAAAACCAATGAACGAACCTAATGGACAGATCAACGAGCTTCAATCCTTGAGGGGATTTGGGGTGGCAGAGGAAATGCCGGGGCAAACAGCGCTCTCAGAATTCGACCTGAACAAGATACCCGGGGTCAAGGAAGCTCAGGAGACAACTTGGCAAGCACTCTGCGATGACATACGCAAAGACCCGACAGACCAGCGTATCCGGCGCCAAACGACTACGGTTACGGTCCACCCGGACACGCTCAAGACGGAAGTAACGGTCAAGTTTGAGCCGCCCAAACTGAAGCCGGTCAAAATAGACTGCCCCGACATTTACGGTGTCAGAGAAAACGGGGTCATTAAATTCGAAGAGACGAAACAAGAACCGCTTTTCCCGAAAGGTTGAACTAATGAACATTAGGCATGGAGACTTAGCGTTAATTGGCGGGGCGATCCTTCCCGGAGGGCTCACCCCATCGGACAACAAAGTGCTTTTTACCGGCAGCGGCGGCAACCCGCACAGTTTCAACAAAGGGGCATTCTATCCCTGTGTGGATGGGCAGACTGTCGGGTTTCTCGTGGCGGGAAGTAACTGCTCATTGTTCCATAAGGACCACGGGAAAGGCGGAGACACCGACCCAGTGAAGATTGCTCCCCTGGATGCAGACACCTACCGCGTAGTCCGCCAAATCGAACAGACCCATGAAGGGCTGCGCCCGGTGGAGGACTGATATGAAGATTCATGGTGATTTGTATATCAGAACTCAGCAAGAGGCCGATGATCCGAAACTACAGAAATTAGTTTCAGTGGCGGGCAAATTAGTTGTGTCAGAAAATATCTCTGCCAATTTCCCTGTGCTCGCCAAGGCCGGTGACGTGAGAGCGTACCAGGGGGCTACTCAGAATTTCCCTGTGCTCGCCGAAGTGTCCGGTGACGTGATAGCGTACCAGGGGGCTACTCAGAATTTC